TCACTTCGCAGTCAGCGCATAGAACAGCGCGATCAATGCCAGCAATCCACTGATCCAGTAGGCATGATCGAGCAGCGCTGCTATCGCCACCATCGACACGACGATGTACATCAGCCCCAGCGCTTCATGGCATCCATGAACGTGAGCGCTGGCACTTCCTGATCACTGTACTGGCCCTGCGTGGCATGCGCACCGACGCGCATCGCGCACCACATCACCAGCGTGCGCGGCAGGCGCCATGCGATCCACATCCAGATTTTCTCGCTCACATATCGCTCCCGTTGCCTGCTCGACCGCTTCCTGTCCAGTAGCCGGGCTCATCGATGACGGGCATCCTATCGACGCCTTGAGCAACCTTCATCGCGTTGAACATATCGCCCATCGTACTGGCGCACACGCCATGCGGATCGCGCGATGCTTCCAGCATTGACCACGGCACCATGCCGGAAACCTTGTGCCTGTCCTTTGCCAGCCTGAACGTCAGGCCCTCTTCGTTTAGCGACACGGTGATGTCCATGCAGCTTGCGGTCTTGGCGATGCCTGCCAGCGTTTCGACTTTCATCGATCATCCCCGCGTATCGTTTCGATCAGCGCTTGCTCTGCGGTGAGACCGCGTACGTTCTCGCAATCCTCCAGCGCAGCGGATGCTGACGTGGTGCTTCATCGACGCGCCTTCTTCTTCGCGGCCTTCTTCTTCGCAGTGCGCTTCGCACCCGATCGCGCGGGCGGCGCCTCTTCCGGTGCATCGATCACCGCAACAGCGAACAAGCGGCCCTCTCTCTGCTCGACCGGGTTGCCACGTGTGCCCGAGCGAAACTTGATCCAGCCCACTGCACGCCCGACATCATGCGGGATGATCACGCCACTGCCCGGCACGACAACATCGATGGTGACGGCATAACCCTTGAGATCGAACATGTCGTTGAACGAGGTGCCATCAGTCGAGAACTCAAACGTCATTGGCGCTTCGGTCCAGTCCGAAGGCATGGTGATGCGCACCAACTGTGCGCCACTGCAATCAACTGCGCTCGACAGCGACTCCCCTGCCTCGATAAACGGACCGTCCAACACTTTCAGCGCCATCACGTTGCTCCCTTCAGCTTCAAGACTTCTTCGACCTCGCGCTCTATCGCGGCACGATCCATCTCGGTGGGCAGACCAGCGAGCAACGACTCGATGTCGATGATCAATTCCCACATCTCATGTTGATACCAGTTGCGCGATGCACGCTGGTGCAGGATCGTGACGGCATCGCGCAGTTCGTCGTCGGTCATCTCACGCCTTCGGCTCTGGTGTCCCGCCTTCGGCTATCGGGTGCGCGGGCTTCGGCCTGTTCGCGATAGCATCGGCCAACTGCTGACGCTCCACTCGTAGAGCCTGAGCGAAATTATTCCAATCATCTTGATCATTCCCTGATGCCTGATGCGCGGTCTTCTCTGCGGCCTGAATGATTGCGTCGAGAATTTCTTCCATGTCATCTCTCCAGTTTTTTGAAACTACCATTCATCGCATCCCAGTGCGTCTTGCGCATGTAGCAGCGCAGGCTGTCGTTGCTCATCAGCACATCGTTGGGACCGAGCATGGCGAGGATGCCCGGCGGGATGTTGCGCGCGTCTGCGTTGTCATCCGGCACCACGATCACCTGTACTCCGCCGATCGGCGTCACTGTCGCGACCATGTCACCACCCGAACAACCACATCACCCAGTATCCAGCCACTGCAGCGGCGAACACGATCGCGTAGTGCCACCAGTACACGGGCGCCCGCAGCCAGCGTTTGAAGCTATCGATCATCCCTTGATCTCGTCAACAGCCTTCACTTCCACTTCACGGTTGCCGCACCTCGGACAGAACGGCTGACCCTTGGCGAATTGCTTGATGGTGATATCGCGGATCTGCTTGCATGCGGTGCAGCGCAACGTCACCTTCGCTAGCTTCTTCACCATCAGCCCACCCACGCGAGCGATCGATCGTAGGTCCCGATCGCCTCGGCCAGCTTGTTGAAGGCGCCAGATGCGGCGTCCACCTGATCGTCGTGCGTGCCCACCGGAAACTGTTCGTGCTCATCGAGGAAGGCGCGATTCCATGCGCCTGCCACTAGTGACACATCCCCGTTCTGCACGGCGCCCGCATAGGGCTCGGCCCGGATCTCTTTGGCGCCTGTCACCTTGTCAGCGAACGCGCCGAATTTCTTGAAGCGCCTGACGCTGGCCTCTGCGCTTTCCTTGCCGCCTGATCCGGGCTCTTGCTCGAACCAGATCGCATAGCGTTTGCACATCGCCTTGTCTGACTCTGCCGCCTGCATCAAGCGCGCCTCGCGCTCGCTCACCGGCCACTGGCCACGGATCACGTCCTCGATCACGGTGCCACCGTCGCGCATGTCGTGCATCAGCACCGCTGCGGTGTAGTCGCCGCTCATGTCCGAGCTTGCCTTGTCCACATAGCGGATCGAGTTGCGCACCCGGCTGCGATCGAAACTGCTGATCACCTTGAACCGCTCGGTCGGGAATGTATCGCCACCCGCTGCGATCGGTGACTGCTGATAGATGCTCTGCCAGCCCGCGTTGGTCAGCACCTTCTTGCGCGCCTGCAGGAATTCGAGTGGCTTCATCTCGGGGAAGAGCGCCTCGCCCTTCTTGCGGTAGCGCTCGTTCTTGGTGGCCACGGCGGTGTAGCGCAGCACGCGCGTTTGCGGGAAGTGCTCGATCCATCGCCCGAGCGGATCATCGAGGTGCCACCTCGTCATGATCATCAAGAGCCCGGCCTGATCGGAGAAGCGCCCGAAGAAGTCGTCGGTGAGCCAGCCCCACGTCTTGTCTCGGATCACCTTGCTCTGTGCTTCGGCTCGGCCTTTCATCGGGTCATCGATCACGCCGAGATCCAAACCCATGCCGTTGATCTGGCCCATGACAGTCGTGTTTCTGAATGAGCCGTTGTGCCCCACGTATTCCAAGATGGTGCTGTTGCGCAGCCAGCGTGCGGCGGTGCTCGATGCGGCGGTGTCATTCAGCTTGGTGAACTCGAACACCTGTTTGTAGCGCGGGCTGTCATAGATGCGCTGCAGTGCGAGGTTCACCTTGACGCCGAGCTCATCGCTGTACGATCCGAAGATGGTTCGCAGATCCGGATCTAACCCGGCCACCCACGATATGAAATCTGTAATCTGCTCGGTCTTACCGTGCTGCGGTGGCGCCTGAATGACCATCGTCGGGCGGCGCCCCTCCTTCATCTGGCGAAAGAACCACATCAGGTTTTGCGCCAGATGCTGTTGCCACCACGTGGTCACGAGGTTCGGCCTGATGATGCGCCTGTACAGATAGAAGTCGGTGCGGGCTAACGCATACTGCAGATCGGTCCATGCACCCAGATCGCCGTCATTCAGATCCGCCGCTGTCGTCTTCTCCGGTGGAAACTGCACCATGTTGCCCGAGCACCTTCATCACCTCATCGGCCATCGCCACCACGAGGTCGATATCCATTTCCTTGTCGCTGTTTCTATCATGGTTATAGGCCAGCGCTAGCGCGTGGAGCACATCATCCCGGCTGATCGGTGTCGGCATCTTCGGCCTCCAGATCGAGCGGCTCGGGCTCGTCCATCGGGTTAGGCTCTGCCTGCATAATCTTGAACATCAATTCCATCGAGACGCCACGGCTGGCGAGCTCTCGCTTCACCTCGTCCACTGACTTGTACGTGGTGCGCTTGGGCCGGTCGTCCTCCAGCGTCTTGCTCTCGACCTGCAGCGGAATGATGCGGGATAACAGCATGACGAACGCCCGGAGATCCTCTTGCGCCACCTTGCGCATGAAGCCGACCAGCTTCCCCTTGCCCTGCCCGTCTTGCCCCTCGATCTCTGCGGCGAGCATGATCGCCTCTTTGAGCAGGCGCGTGTTCTTGTTGATGGCACCGCGTGGCTTGCCCGGGTTTGGTACGCCCTCTTTGCCGAAGCGGCCTCGCTTGCTCTTTATCGGCACGATGTTGGTGCCCATGTCCGTTGTGTCGGTCATGTGAACGTGTCCTGTATTTTACAGATGGGTGTGATCTGGGCACTACCGTTCGCTTCGAGAAATGACTTTTCTCGAATGATCCACGACCCTCACCGGCTCTGCTTCTCCGATGACTGCGCTAGTGCTTGTACAGTGGTCGCTTGCCTTTGCGGCTGGTCTCACTGGCCAAGAATTTCGTTGCTGCCCTCGACAGACTTTCCTTACGGAAACGCTTGTTCGCTGGCATGGCGCCGTATGTCTCTGCGTCCTCTAGAGCGTCACGCCTTACCGTGTGCTTGTCAGCATGGTCGGCGCGCTCCATCAGCATCATCTCGTATACGCGCTCCATCTTGAGCCGCTCGCTACCAACCAGAAACTTGGTCAGAAACCAGTGCGCTCTGAGATGCTCGTTTGGCCACAGCTTGACCAGATTGCTCGGCGCGTCACTCCCACCGAGAGAGCGCGGCACGATGTGGTGGATCTCATAGCCACGGTGGTACTTCACCGCTTCGATGCGAGCGCGCTCGATCAGGGCATCGTATTTCTTCCTGTAATCGATCTCGATCTCGTCTGTCATCGCAATAATCCCGGCGCCAACTCAACACGTCCCAATGTCTCTAGTAGGATCACCTCGCGTTGGCGAGATGTTTGGTTCTGGTAGATCCCGCGCTGTCCGGCGAACAATCCGCCGGTCACTTGCACGTTCTGTCCCTTGGTGAACATTGAGCGCTTGAGCTCGATCAGGCCGCGCACTTCCCGCGCCTTCATGTTCGTTATGAATTCTTCTGGCAGTTTGGCGGGCTGTTGTCCGTTCATCAGCACGGTACTGACACCGATGGTGCTGAAGAGGCGCTGCCACTGGTCCTCAATCCACACAAAGAGATAGCGCGGGAATAACCACCGCGCTGTGTGCACTTTGCGCCCTCGTGTGATGCGGACAATCTTCTCTCGCGGCGCGTAGATCGTGAAGCCCTGCCGCTCGCAGTGAGCGATGGCGCGGTGCTCGCAGGCTGGCTGTGACTGTACGACCGACCAGAACAACGCGCTCCCCTCCTGATGCGGGCGAATCACCTTTCCCGCACCCTGCCCGATCGATGATTCCCGGGTCAAGACTGTCCTCGTGGCCAATATCCGCCCGGCTGGCCTTCGGAATTACCGAAATCGGGCTCGCTACGGGCGCCCATAGCGGCCCGGCTTCCTGCTAAGTGGCTGATTTCACGCCATGAAATATTTTGATGAATTTCCTCATCAGGACCTTGCGAATAGCGCCTGACGCGCTATGTTGTGTTGGTCGGCAGGGCGATTGCCCCGGTCGGCCCCGGAAGCCGGAAGTGACCGTCTCGGGCCAAGTTGGGAATTCCTCACAGTGGTGGCTCTGACAGGCCACGGTAACGGGAAGTTACTACTCCCTGTGGAGACAACACTCAGTAGCCGCTGACGGCACGCCATAACGACCGCTCAGCTACGGGATTCCGGAAGCGAACAGGACGCGGGGAGAAACAAAGAAGGCCCTCGAATTTCGAGGGCTCATCTACTCCGCGCAGCGCGATAATCGGGACGATGCCTCATGGCGATGTTAGCCCGCGTTCGACGCTGCGCGGCAAGATGAGCCTCCGCTCATCAGGGGCTCGGCCATCAACCCTGCGTAACCCACACAGGCACTGCCGAGCCCCACCTTCATCTCACAAGGGAGCAACACCATGCCTTTCAATTTCGATCACGTCCTCTCCGCCCAGTCACCGTTCGACGCGAACGTGTGGCAGTGCGAACGCTGCGACACTGCCGACTACGAAGCCAACCACGATCTGGTTGATTGCTTCAACGTCTGGGAAGACGACAGCATGAACGTCGAGGAGGATTGCTGATGCAATTCTCTCACACCACCGAACGGTGCACGCGCTGCCCGCACGTCACTGATCTGTTCTACTGCCGCGCTGTCGATGAGTATCTCTGCGAAGACTGCATCGACCAGATAGCCGAGCGTCTCGACGCTCTGGCTGACGAGGCTGACGCCAAGCAGTCTTCCTAAACCTCACGCTCAAAGGAGCACCTAATGCTGAAGTCCCCGCAAGCCTACGCCGCCGAAGTCCTCGACACCTGTTTTGGTGACAAGGACTCGGCGCTGTCCTCGCTCTACACCATCGCGCGCAACATCGAGGCGTTGCCGCCGCGCTACCTACTCGATGTCGCCAAGGCCATCGAGACTATCGCCGCCGCCGATGAGGCTGCGATCAACCAGCGCGTCGCCGACATCAAGTCGGGCAAGCACAGGGAAGGCCCCGTCCTCCTGCGCGATCTGCTCGGCAAGTTCTGACGTTTCGACACTGCCCTCCACGGAGGGCAGCACGAAGCGACACGCTTCATTCACACTGAGGAGCAACTCATGACAAACGGAAAGACACGCGGCCAAGTGGTCGCCGCCGACGTTTCGGCACTGCTACGCGCTCGCAACCCGCTGATCGTCATCGTGACGCGGGAAGAGGCGCGCGTCGAGGCGCTGCTGATCGAGGCCGCCGCTGCGGCTGGTTACATCCCGCGCACGTGGGATGTCGCGCAGGGCTTCATGGATCTTGGCGGTAAGCAAGCCAACGATCTTCGCGATACGCAGGACCCGGGCGGCGCGCTCACGATCATCGGCAACCGTGCGAGCGGTGGCCGCGAGCGCGGCGTGTGGATCATGCGCGATCTCTCGCCTTGGCTCGAAGGCAACGTTGGCTTCACCACGGTGAGGCAACTGCGCAACCTCGCACGGTCGCTCCCCGGGGCGCCACGTGAGAGTGCGCAGGCCATCATCATGCTCAGCCCGAAGGCTGACATCCCTGCCGAGCTCGCTGGCCACGCCACGGTGATTGATTGGCCAATGCCCGATCGCGCTGAGATCGCAGCCATCCTCGACGCTGCGATCGAAGGCCTGCCCGACGATCTGCGGGAGAGCGCTGCACCGAACGGGCAACGCGATGCCGCGATCGACGCGGCGGTGGGCCTGTCCGGCGAAGAGGCACAGGCGTGCTACGCTCGCTCGCTGGTGCAGCTTCGCAAGATCGACCCGGCTCTCGTGGCTTCTGAGAAGAAGCGAGTGGTGAGCCGCGAGCGTGTCCTCGAATGGTATGATCCCATCAAGGGCGGGCTCGATGCGGTGGGCGGCTTGGACAACTTGAAGTCTTGGCTCAACACCCGGAAGTCGGCATACAGCCCGGCGGCCCGGGCGTACGGTCTACCCGCACCGAAGGGCGCCATGCTCGTCGGTGTGCCGGGCTGCGGCAAGTCGCTGACTGCGAAGGCGATCGCCACGGCGTGGTCGGTGCCGTTGCTGAAGGTTGATCTCGGTGCGCTCAAGTCGAAGTTCGTGGGTGACAGCGAGGCCAACCTCCGGAAAGTCTTCAAGCTCATCGAAGCGATCGGTCGCTGCGTCGTCTGGTTTGACGAGATCGAGAAGGCGCTGGAAGGCGCAACATCGGGCTCGGCAGACGGTGGCGTGTCGGCTGACGCGCTCGGTGCGGTTCTCACTTGGATGCAAGAACGTCAGGGCGAATCGTTTGTGATCGCCACGGCGAACAAAGCGGAGGGCCTGCCTCCGGAGCTCCTGCGCAAAGGGCGCTTCGATGAGGTGTGGTTCATCGACTTGCCGACCACGACCGAACGTGCGGCGGTTCTCTCCGCTGCGTTGCGCGAGCATGGTCGTGGTGATCTGCCGATCAGCACGAGCAAGGTGGCGAAAGTCACCGAGGGCTTCACGGGATCTGAGATCGCAGCGATCGTGCCTGATGCACTGTTCGCGGCGTTCAACGAAGGCGCCCGTGAGATCAACACCGAGGACCTGATCGACGCGGCCAAGACGGTCGTGCCGCTCAGCGTTACCGCTGCGGAGAAGATCACTGCTCTCCGCAACTGGGCTGCAGGCCGCGCACGCGCGGCATCCAAGCCTGAAACGATTGTCGAGCGCGCCCGAGCACGGTCGCTCGACATCTGAGACACCGCGCAAATGCGGTTAGGGAGGCTCGGCCAAGGAGGAGTTGAACTCCAGTTGTCGAATGCCGAGCCTCCCGCTTTTCCCTTCTCTCATCCCAACAGGAGCAACATTATGAACGTTCGCAACATCGAAACACTTCGCCCCGGCTTCCTCATCTCTCTCAAGACGTCGGTGCGCGGAAACGTCCAGTATCAGAAGCGCGACCTTGGCGACGCTGTCACCGAGGATGGCAAGCAAGTGGCCGAATGGGAAACCACCCGGGTGATCAATGACCCGGTGGAATTCAAAGCGGCTGGCGAGGCTCGCGGCAAGGCGCGGTCGATGATCAACAGCGTCTGTGTGCAGTCGGCCTTCGGCCTCCTCTGCCCTGAGAAGGCGCAGGAAGAATTGGACAACGCGATCAAGTCCGCTCACGCGGTGGTCGATGCGTTCAACCAGACTGCGCAGCTTACCCGCGTCTCGGTTTACGTGATGGTCGGCAAGATCGCGAGCGACGACGTCGAAGCGGTCAAGGCGATCAACAGCGAGGTGTCGGATCTCCTCGGCCAGATGGAGCAAGGCCTCCGCAATCTGGACGTCAAGTCGATCCGCGACGCTGCCGCCAAGGCCAAGGGGATCGGCCAGATGCTGAGCCCCGAAGCAGCGGTGCGCATCCAGCTTGCGGTTGATGCCGCACGCGGCGCCGCGAAGGCGATGGTGAAAGCCGGAGAACAGGCGGCGGTCGAACTGGACATGCGTGCGATCCGCACGGTGACCGAGAGCCGCACCGCGTTCTTGGATCTGGACGAGGCTCGCGAGATCGCGGCGCCCGCTCAGAGCCACCGCGCGATCGATCTGGACCCGGAGAAGGCGCGGAAAGAAACCGCTGCCTTCATCGCGAACGTATCGCCGAAGATCGAAATCGAAATGTGATCCACCGCTTCCGAGCGGTGGCGAGGCCCGGCCTTGTCGCTCTTGAAGCCCTTGGATGCAGTGCCGGGCCTCACCCTTTCCCCTCTCACCATAAGGAGCAGCACCGATGGCGTGCGATACACAGCCCATGAAGGGCCAGACACTAACCGAACGAAAGACCCAAGTCCGCGAGATCATCGCTTTCACCGATGAGCTCATCCGCAAGGGCAAGATCAAGATCGTCGTGGACAAGCGCACGGGCGCGATCGCGTTCGATGGCATGACACCGCAGGAGCGTGGCAACGTTTCCGATGCGTGCACATACAGAATGATAATGGCCACCGGCACGGTGCTCGCCAAGCAGGCGATCGCACGCGCTGAGCAACTGGCCGGGCGTGGCGTCAATCGGCAAGCGCTGACAGCCGGAGTGCATTCGCATGACGGTGGTCAGAGTTGGTCAACACACAAGCACTGAATGCCGGTCAAGATCGACCGGCAAATCGCCGAGGAAATCCGCGCCCTCGTTCGCGAGGGCATGACGCAGAAGGAGGCCGCCTATCGTGTCGGCCTCTCGAAGTCTGCTGTCTCAATGATCGTCGCCAACAAAGTCTGGAGCAACCATGAAGACTCTGATCATCACCGCCGCGCTGCTGCTGTCGATCGCGACGGCGACAGCCCATCCTAATCACAGCAACCCGCCGACGAATTCGTGCCACGCGCACGGCTCGCAACGTCACTGCCACTGAGGAGCAACCATGACAGACATATGGCCGGTCATTCACCTGATCGATGACAAGCACACCATCCACAACGCAGAGGTGGCTGCGCGCTGCGGCTGTCCCGGCGTCTTTCTGATCTCCATGAGCGGCGACGACGTGCTGCTTGATCCGGCGGCGGCGCTGATCCGGCGCAAGGTGCCGTCGCTCAAGGTCGGCATTAACATGCTGGCGTCCGGCCCGGTCGATGCAGTGATCCACAGCATTGACCACGGCTACAACGCCACATGGTCCGACTACGAGTGGCAGAACAACGCCGCCGAGATCGATGACGTGATCGACGGCAGCGACCACAAGTTCTTCGCGGCTGTCGCCTTCAAGGGTGAGACGCACGACGAGCCAGATCCTGACGCAAGCGCGCGTGAGGCTGTGGCGCGTGGCTTCATCCCGATGACCAGTGGCCACGGCACAGGCGTCACGGCGCCGATCGAGAAGATCCAGCAACTGCGCAAGGCGATCGGCCCGGGTGCTCCGCTTGCCATGAGTGGCGTCAATCCACCGGATGCGCATCTGCTGACGCCACTCGCGACGCACTTCCTCGTCGCCACCTGCATCAGCAGCGATTTCTACACGTTCGATGAAACGATGCTGCGATACCTCGCATCGCAAGCCATCCGATAAGGAGCAACATGGTCCCAAGCAAAACCTTCGACAAAGTCAGCGCATCATCGATGGCTGCAGCCCGGCGCCACGAGCCGGGCGACTACTACGCGCTGACCGGCAACGATCTCAACGATCTCGCCGTGCTGGCGCTGCGCTTCGAGCATCGCTTTGACGATGCCAACGAACTTCGCGACTGGCAGAACAGGCTCAGCCTGATGCTGTCGGGCGCGGAGCGCGTTACCTGAGATCCGCTGAGTGATCAGCGGCGGAGGCCCGCCACGGTTTGTCTGAAGCCCATAGCCGGTGTCCCGGGTCTCCAACTTTTTCTGAGCCACGCCGCTCGATCAGCGGCTAGTGGAGGTGCCAACCTCCATGATGAAGCGGTTTGATCACCGCAATAAAAGGCGCTCGGCCTGCAGTGTGGATCGGCCCGCGATGACGGTAGCGTGAGCGAGGCTCCCTGTAAGCCTGTGCCTTGAATGGCCAACCTCGCCCGTCACTTTCTATCTTTCACCTCAAAGGAGCAACCATGAAACGCATCTTGATTGCGGCAGCGCTCGCGCTGTCGATGACTACGGCTCACGCGGCGACGACCAAAGTCAACGGCGTGACCATCTACGATCTTCACAAGGGCAAGTGGTGGTCAGCGTTCGCGACCATCAACGACAACAAGGACGCCGACGTGGCCTTTCAGTGCGCATTGCACACCGAGGGCAGCACCACCTCGAAGTTCTACATCAAGTGGACGCCTAACTACGGTCTGCGCGTCCAGTTGTGGAAGAAGGACTGGCAGTTGCCGGAGGGCGTGCCGATCCCGTTCGAGCTCGACCTCTTCGGCGAGGGCTTCGCTAAGACTCTCACCGTCAAGAACGGATGGGCAGTCAAACCGGCTGGCGCCGTTGGCACTTCGGTGTTCGGCGACGTCCACGAGGATCACACCGCCGACTTCATGGAAAAATTTCGTGAGGCCGATCGCTTGGTGATCAACTTCCCCGAAGGTGATGAGCCGTCGTGGAATATGAAGAGCGAGGGCACCCGCAAGGCTGGTGAGGAGTTCGCCAAGTGCATCGCCACGATGCGCAAGGCGCTGAGCGAAACCGCCTCCAGCACGTCGCCCATCAAGCCGAAGGCAACGTCGCCGCTCGGCAAGCCACAGGCTCCGGCGCCGACTACTTCGCCGATCAGGCCGACCGGCAAGAAGGACGACGGCAGCGTTTGACGTTTCGACACCGCGCTTCTCCACGTGAGCAGCGCGGCACGAAGCGCCACCCGGCACTTCCCACAAGGAGCAACCACAGTGAGAACACCCATCCTACTGGCGGCGCTACTGGCGCCCGTCGCGGCGCATGCTGGCGAGCCCACCATGCCGGTCATTCCCGACGACAGCATCAAGTCCCGCGCGTTGAAGCTGGGCTACGTGTTGAACGGCGAGAGCATGGTACGCGCCCCGGGCCTCGGCTCGATCGACGTCACCGGCCTTCTCTACGAGGTGCCGCCGCAGCTAAAACTGATCCCGCCGCCTGTCGCCAAGGGGGATGACAAGTGAGAATGCACTCGAACCAAATGCTCTCGATGGCCCGTGAAGCGATCGAGCTCGTCATCCTGCGCGCGCAGTGCGATAATGCGATCGCGCCGCAGGCTCACCTCTTCGATCGCATTCGCGATCTGCACCACGCGGTCGAGCTCATCGACAAGTGCGCGAACGTCGTCAGCATCAGGGAGGTCGCATGAATAATTGCGGGACATGCACGGCGTGCTGTCGCATCTTCGAGATCCCCGAGCTCGCGAAGCCCGCAGGGAAGTGGTGCGAGCACTGCGAGATCGGTCGCGGCTGTACGATCTACAACGAACGCCCGGCGGTGTGTCAGGAATTCGAATGCCTCTGGTTGCTCAGTCAACAGCGTGACGATCCACGGGAGCACCTCGCGCCAGAGCTCCGGCCAGACCGATGCAAGGTCGTGTTCTCTCCGAGCACGAACGATCGGATCATGGCGGCAACCACGATGCCCGGGGCGCCCACAGCGTGGCAACGTCCCGACGTGATGGCGATCATCAATCGAATGACCAGCCAAGGCATGGGCGTTGTCTGCGGGGCGCCACGATCGACGCGCCGCACGATGATCGATCGCAACGGGATGCACGAGGTGCGGCTCACCGAGCCCGATTCCACCGGGATGCAGTGGAATGTGGACCCGTCGTAAGACGGTAGGAGGCTCGGCCACGCATCGAGTGAAGCCCTCTCCAGCGCTGCCGGGCCTCCGCTTTTCTTTCAACCAAGGAGCAACAACGATGATCGACCAGCGACCCGAACCGATTTGTTTTCTGTCCGATGCGCTCGGCATCTATATCCCGCAACGATTCGCCAACGCGTGGCACGATCGCGCGGTGAGCGTCGCTAATGTCAGCGATGAGGACTGGGCCGCGCTCGAAGCCGGGCCTGACCACAGTGAGTATTGGGATGCGTGGCAGGAAGTCTGCGACGACGCCAAGGTCACCGACATCAACGGCGTGGAATTCTTCCTCGACCAACAGGATGGCGGACTCTTCCTGATCCCCTTGGGAATGACTTGGGACGACGAGGCTGATGGATGGCGATGGCCCTGACAATGGCTGCGCGCAAGCGCAAGCACCACGCACTGATGACGGCGTTGCTGAAAGAGATCGAAGCCGGTCTCGATCGCGACGTCGCCGCACAACGAGGCGCCGAGATTTTCGAAGAATGTTTCGGCGATCTACCACCACTGAAAAGGAGCAAACCGAATGACCGAAGTTAAACTCAACAGGCCGCGCGTGATCGACAACGATCGCGGCGCTGTCATCGTCACGTGGCAGGGCCGACAGATCCGCGCTTGGTCGTATCAGAACGACACCGAGCGCAGGACGAAAATGATGTACGCCCGGGAGTTCATCGAAGGCTGGATCGAGGGCTACGACTTCGCCGCTCGAAAAAGATTTTTGCCAGACTGAGTCCTATACAGTCGGCAGAAATTGCGGGGCATATGCAAATTTGCATGTGCCTCGCCCTGTGTTTTCCGATGTCAAGTTTCTGAAATCACGAGCACGCACACTGGCGGGCTAGCGTTTGCGCGTAGTCGATCGCAGCGTTCTGCGATTTGGCGCATGTGCGTTTGCTACAATGCGCGTGTTGTTCAACCAAAGGAGTGACAATGGCTAAGAGAGAAACCATCGAGACCATCGACGCGGCGCTCGCACGCTGGAAGCCTCGGCTGAAGCGGGCGGTCAATGCGATCGACAAGCTCGAAAAGAAGCGGCGCCGTCTGGTGGCGAAGGCCACGGTGAGCGCGGCGCTTGATCCGGTGCTGGAGCAACTCGGCGCACTGACGATCAGGCCCAAGACCGAGCGCGTGGTCGTGTTCGAGGGCGACCCTATCGACCCGGTCAAGATCGTGGACGATCCTGCGGTCAAGGCGGCGAAAGCCTCTGTAGAGGCCGCGCTGCTCGACCAGAGCCCCGATCTCGGCATCCCCTCCTTCCTGCGCCGGGCGCCTGACCCGGTGGCAGAGGAGATCAAGGCCGAACAGGCCGCGACCAAGAAGGCGAAGGCCGCTGGCAGGATCGCGAAGATGAAAGCGAAGAAAGCCGGTGACCTGAAGAAGATGCCCCTCACCGGCAAAGCCGCGCTCGCCGCCATCCGGGGCGAGTAAACGAGATGGGTCGCCGGGCAACCGGCGGCCCGGAGGCCCGGCCACAGCACATATGAAACCCACGACTGGGTTGCCGGGCCTCCACCCTTCCCCCAACCCACGAAAGGAGCAACCATCGTGAAAAAGAAATGCCACGCCACCGGAAAGATCCGGCATCGCCGGGACTACGCTGAAGCCCTGCTGAAATCGTTTAACAACGCCGGAATGAGTGCGTACAAATGCCAGCACTGCTACGGCTGGCACTTAGGTAACAGCCGCACTGACTACAACTACCAAGCCCGCATCGACCAGCTTTTAAAAGGGAGCAAGACGAATGACGCCAAGCGAGATGGCAACGGAGATACTGAAGAACATCGAAGCGACCCGGGCAGTGATGGAGGACGGCCCGACTGGGTATGTCCTTCACACAGCGGACAAGATGCACCTCCTCTGTCAGAAACCGGGCGGCCAGATCTTCAAGAGCCATCCACAAAATGATGCGGTGCTCGTGCTGACATCGCACGCCCGTGCGGTGACGGCACAGCGTTGGTGGAATCATCACAACCCGGACGACAAGGTGAAGATCGCACTGCGACGCGAAGCGATGCAGGCCTACATCGATGAACAGCAGAATGCGCACAACATTCTGCTCACGCTGATCCAAATGAAGGAGCAACTGGGATGACCAAGTTCAAGGACACTACCGCAGAGATCCGCAAAGAGATGATCGAGATGGGCTGGCCCGAGGCGTCGTGCGAGAAAGCCGATCGACGCTACACCACAGATGAGCTCCGGCAGGAATTCATCGTGCGTTCATTCCTCGCGCCGTTTGTTTTCGTCACGCGGATCTCGGACAACGTGAAGGGGACGATGGAATTCACTCATGATCCTCGGCTCTACTTCAACTTCAAGCCCGACTAAGGAGCAACCATGCAACACTCGTACGTCATCATCAATCCGCACACCCGCAAGAAGTCTGCGATCGTGTGCGACACCATCTTCGAGGCGCAAGCCGCCGCCGGTCTCACGCAAGGTGTGGACCACGGCGTGCTCGTGCACGGCCTTGGCTACTGCGTGTACGAATTCGGGCTGTTCGTCCCGATCGAGGAGCAGAAATATTTCAGTGTCGGCAACATCCTGTTTGCCGGTCCTGCCGTGTTCTATCGATACGACGATTACGGAGAAACATTGAGCTTGCGCGCGTCGGAATTCCCCGACGTGCGTTTCTACCTCGGTGCGAATGACATCGAGGCGGCGATCGATCATGGGGATGTCGAGCGTCCGTTCATGGCTGTGAATGGTGTCGAGTTGTGGCACTGGCCGCAGCCAGCCCCGAAAGGCATGAGTAGGTGAGAGGGTGTGGACTGAGGACGTGACTGCACTGGCGATGATGACGGCATTCTGTGCCGTCGTTCTCGTTACCACTTGGCTCGTAATGAGCCACTAACCGCAACTGAAAAAGGAGCAACAAGCTATGGACGATGGATTTCTCGGGACGATCCTTGCTGTGGTTATCGGCAAGGCAGTATGGGATGGATCGAAATCGAAACTGCCACCAGCGAAGCAACGCGAGGTCAATCAAGACTTCGGGCGCTTCCTCGGCTGGGCTGTGATCGGCTTCATGGCTCTTGCCATGCTCGCTGGAGCGATCGACAAGGCGTTCTCTCAGACGTCGCAGCACACCTTCCGCGACTCATCTGGTCGCGTGATGGGATATTCCACCACGAACAACGCTGGCACAGTGTACCGCAATGAGCTCGGCCAGACCACTGGCCGATCGACCACGAACAGCGTCGGCACCACGTTCTATAACTCGCGCGGCCAACAGACGGGCCGCATCAGCAAATAAGAACCCTCCGTGAGGAGGCTAAGGAGGCCCGGCCAGTACATCGACGCAACCCATGTTGCTCATGCCGGGCCTCCACCTTTTTTCATTCAACTAAGGAGCAACCAAACATGGTTACCAGTGAATTCCGCGACCTTCACAAGCTCGCGAAACAACGCACCCGTGACGCCGCCGCGAGCGTCCTGCAACTGCTCGATGATGATGAGGAGCGCACAGCGCTGTTGCTGGCGTGCGCGATCGATTTCGTAGACGGCGCCGCTGTCTGCATTAAGGAGGACAACGAAGCGATGACCAAGGATCAGGCGCTGGCTGCAGCGATCGGCATGCTGATCTCTTCCTATGGTGTGGAGAAGGTGGTCGCCGCCTTCAGGGGCTTACGGGAGGCACGTCGATGATGTTTCGATTGATGGCCTTCATCGTCGCCATGTCGGACACCGGGAGCGTGTCGATGGTGACGGCCCACACTGACTGGCCCGACGAGCAGGCGTGCCGGGCGATCCTCCAGAGCCACTACAGCCCGCCGCCGGAAACTGTTTTCAACGGGCACAATGTCGCGGTAAAGATCTCCGCCTCTTGCGTGCCTGTGAACGACGCGCAAGTTCCCGTCCTACAGGCGCCCGTCGCAAACGGGCGTCCGCCCCCGATCAACGTCCCGCCGCCGCTCGCCCAGATGATCCCGCGCTTCTTCAACGAGCTCGGCCAACCGATGCTGGCGCCGCCATGTGGCGGGCGATTACCTTGCGACTACTGAGGAATGACCATGCGATACGAACGAGCCAACAAGCACGATAATCCCAACTGCGAAGGTGTTCACTGCGGTGACGCCAACGGCGAGGTGCGCCGCTATCCTCTAGGCGGTGGCGGCTACCTCGTGCTGTGCATCGCCTGCGCAGCGTACGAGAACCATCAGCGATACATCCGAGGACGAGAGACCGGCCAGCCGCAGAATTTCCCACAAGCCAACTGGTTCTCTTGCACGGTGTACGGCGCAGAGGAGGCACCGAAATGACCGGCGACGAATACCGTGCGGCGCTCGATCACGTGGGCATGTCCCAAGTCGGCGCCGCCCGCTTCTTCAAAGTCGCACCCTCCACATCACGCCGCTGGATCGCGGATCAACTCATCGTCCCGCCAGCGGTGGCGAGGTTGCTGTGCGTCATGATGAAGAAGCACCTCTCACCCGGAGAAGTTCTTGAGATCGAAGCGGCCTTGACGAAGGTTGCGGAGACAGAGGACGCTTGATATATCGTCGGGTGAATTCTTTCCGGGCTGGGTTTTTGAGTTGCTCCTTTTACCTAGCTCTGGTGGACCGTTGGGGCGGCGGCAACGTCGCCCCTTCGCGTCTCCCGCAACTCCTCCAGCGTCATCAGCACCGCCGCCATCGCTGTCAGGCGCCGCTCGGCTTCGGTGCTCGTCATCTTCCCTTGATCAATCATCCTCACGTACACGCGCTTTCGCTGTTCGATCTCGCGATGCACCTCCGCGATCTGGGCGCCCAGTGAAACGCGATCGATCACGCTCATTCAAAGATCTCCCATTCGATCCGCGTCACGGGCGCCCCGGAGCGCGTCTCGTGCGTCAAGCGAAACACCTGTAGCTTGCACTGATGCATCGCTTCGAGTTGCTGCCGCTCGAACTCGACATCTTCCGGTGTCGCGGTCTTCAAGAACAGCGATTCGTATTGCAGTAACTTGACCTCTACCATGTCAGCCTCGAACATTGTCATCATCCCATGCCCTTTTAGCTTTTGATTTTGCCCAAGCGATGGCGCGTGATTTGATCCATGATGCGGTGCTCGGTTTCGGCGACAGCATGGGCACGTGCTTCATATCGTGCGCTGGCCACACGCCGATGCGCTCGCGGTATTTGTTCGCGGCCCAACCATCTTTGTAGTTATGCTGGAAGGCGTACCCTTTGAGCTCGGCGAAGAACATCGCCCGCTCGTTGTGCGTCAACAGCGAGCCGTCGCTCATGGGAGTCTTCGGGCGTGGCTTGAGCTCACGGAGCTCGCCCGCCCTCGGTTCTATTTTGCTGACCACGATGGAAGTAAACCCGCACGCCGGGCACTTCGCCATCTTCGGTGGCCGGAGATACGAACACTGCGGACACTCCTTCGGGAGCCGGATCATCATGGTGCGATTGTCATGACGCGGCGCCTTGCCGTCGTGCAGGCCGGTGTACGATTCATCGATGTCGGTCACAAAGCCCAACCGGCTGTGGTTGTCGCTGTGGTCAAGGATCAAACAATGATCCTTCGGTGCCGAACCCTCTGGCGCCGTGCGCAGACCGCGCCCGATGATTTGTGTGAACAGCATGTCGCTGCGTGTCGGTCGACAAAGCACGATGCATCGCACGTCCCAGTCAACACCGGTCGTCAACGTTTCGACATTCACAACCACTTCGTATTCACCGCTGTGGAATTTCCGCTTGATCTCGCCACGGCCCTCGATCACGGCGCCAGTCTTGCGGCTCCGCTTCGTCGCGTCGTCGTGGTTGAAGTCGAGGTAGCCGCAGCGCACGCCCGCCGCAATGAACTGCTCCTGCAGCTTCTTCGCGTGCGCACGATCGACGGCGTAGCACAGCGTCGGGCGCCGCTCGCCCAGTCTCACCCACGTGTCCACCGCGTCCCCGATCAGCGGCTGCATCTTCTCCGACAATTCCTGTTCGTGGTAATCGCCATTGACGATGCGCACGCCCGTGAGATCCGGATGGCTCGGCGCGTACACTTTGAAGTCCGACAGGAAGCCAGCGTCGATCATCTGCCGGATCGTCGCCGCTTTGTGGAAGTGGTCGAACCATGCGCCCAGTCCCACGGTCCACGGTGTCGCCGATAGTCCGATGAACGGCACGTTGCCCCATTCAGGCATCTTGTCTTTCGATAGCCAGCGTTCGTAGAACCGAAACCACCGATGCGCCTCATCGAGGATCACGACGTCGGCCTGTGGCAACGTTCGCTTCATCAAGGTGGCGATGCTGCAAACTTGGATCGGCTGCGTCCAATCCGTTTGATGATGCGTCGCTTGAATGACGCCCACGTCCCAGATCTTCTGCTTCGCGAACATGTCCACAGTCTGGTCGATCAATGAGATCGCTGGCACCGTGAAGAGGATCTTCTTCTGCTTCGCCCGCGCATTGTTGACCAGTGCGGCGGCTAACATCGTCTTGCCGTAGCCTGTGGGCGCCTGCATCATGATCCGACGCTTCCCTGCGCCCACCGCTTCACGCAGCGCCTGCAGTGCATCTTCCTGATCATCTCGAAGGGTCATCGTCCACCCTCCTTGATCGTACCGTGCAAACTGGGATCGAGCTCATGCTCCTCGTGCGTCTTGAGCCACTCGCGCAGCGGCGCGTTCGCTTTCATGCCCTTGTCGAAGTCCTCGCGCGTGATCGCTTCCTCAAACAGCAACTCACGCCCGAGCGTTTCGTCGGAGCGCAGATAATCGCGCATCGCGTCGATCAGTTTGACCAGCGCCTCGGGATAATGAAGCGGCATGTTGTCGAGGTGGCGATCGAGGTGCCTTCCGAATTCTTCGAACGGGTCACGCGGCATTGGCTTTGCTCCTTTGTTTTTGGATACATTCACACACAACATCGATACCGTGCAGACGCAGCGTCGCGTTCGCGTCGAGGCCATCGACAAACCTCACCGCGATCAGATCCGGTCTCACCGCGCGCGCCGCCTCCAGTGCGCGCTGACCAGCCGGATCGGCGTCCACCGCCACAACGATCTCTGTGAAGCCCTTGGCACGGCGCAGGCACTGCGCAATGCGGCCAGCCGCTCCTGCCGCCCACGCGGTCCCGCCTGCCGCCAGCGCCATCGTTGCCGCGTCCTCGATACCCTCGGCAATGAACAGATGACCCTCGCCGCCAGCCACGATGATCGGCCAGCCCGCTGACGGACCCAGCATGATCTTGACCGGCTCGACATCGGCCTTGCTTCCGTCCGCAGTGATGCGTGTCAGGTGGATGCCGCGCGTGCTGCCATCACGGCTGGAGAACCGGGCAACCATCGCATGGTGGTGGCGCCCCTCACCCTTCAAGAACCGGATGTTGGGCGTGTCGATCAGGCACCCACGGCGGCGCAGATACAATTCGGCAGACGTGCCCCGCAGAGGCACAGCGCGGCCCCACAGATGCGCGGCCAGTTCTGCCTTGTCTGGCTCGGGTGCCTTCACAAACTTGACCGGCGGCCTGCTGCTGCCGTTCTTGCTGGGGAAGGCCGAGCCCTTGGCCGTGCACCGCGCACAGATGTAGGTATAGCCATCGCTGCCATCGTCATGCGGCAGGATCGCCAATGTCCGGCGCCGACGATTGTATGGTTTGCGGCACTCCGGGCCGCAGAGCGGACAGGCCAGATGATATTTGTTGCCGACGCGACGTGCCGCACCAACCATCCGAACAAGCTCATCGAAGTTGAAGGCGGTGTCCATCATCGCTCCGTGATCTGGATTCCGGCATCACGAAGCGTCTCCTTCGAGAGCTCATCCGCCTCATCGTTATCGCCACGCCTGATCCATTCACCGTTGACCGACGTGAACCTCGCCAGCTTCTCCTTCGCGTCATGAGCGAACGGGACATAGGCGCCACTCTTGATCCGCCAGTTGCCGAAGCACTGCTCGATCACGAGCTTCGAATCACCGCGCATCAGGACCGGGCTCGCCTCCAGACTGCGCTCGATGAACCAATCGAGGGCGATGTTGAGAGCCATGTACTCCGCCACGTTGTTCGTGTTCGTGCTCGCGGCTGCGACCATGCCAGCCTTCCGAAAGACCCTCTGCTTGTCGGCGTCGTAGATCACCACGCCGTAGCCCATCGCTCCGCCCGGGTTCTGCGGCTCACAACATCCGTCAAAGTAGACCACGTATTCGCTCATTTTTAAGTTGCTCCTTCAATCTGGCACATCGTTTGCTACGCGCGGCTTCAGTAAGATTCTATCGTTGTAAGTTCTTGTTTTCTTTCTTTCTTCCTTTTCTCTCTCCTCCCCGTTGAGAGAAGTAAGTAAGAAAGAAAGAAGAGGCGGGCGCGCGAGAACGCGACCGGACATAGCTCCGCCTGCGCCGGGAAACGGGACAATTCCCCGGCGGGACAGGCGTCTCCAAACGACGGGAGCGACCCATCGCGCGTGAACCCGAAACCTTGAAGTGTGTGGGGAGTTGATGTTTAGTGCGGAACTGTTGTATGTTCGCGCACAAGACATCCGCGCCTTGCCACACAAGGTTAGTCGGATTTAAAGGGCGGTGCCGCTTGCTACGGTGCCGCCCTTTCTCGTTTCGCTCTCGCGAATCGTGAGCCCGAACCTTGGGCTCCGGAATGTCATCTGGTCAACATAAAACTCGATCACGAAAAATATCGGGGACATTGCCCACGAGGACGATGGACCAACATCAAGTGTGATTCGTTGAAAACCATACAGGATGTTGAATCTGTTCTCCTCCGCGTTCGCATCCGTTCGCTTCTCACCGTGAGCGCGTCCGGAAGAGCGGCGTTGTGCGGTGCGCCATCTGAGGATTGAGCCAACAGCACGTGTAATCCCACAGCGCCGCCGCGTCTGATTCGTCGGTCGTCTCGCAGCCCCAGCCGAAGTCGATGCACCGCTCCAACGTCATCGGCTTGGCGATCTTCGCCTTGAAATTCTGGCCGAGGAAGTGACATCGCACTTGGCTAGTCGTGGCTTCACGCAATTCAGCTTTACCGTACGCCCATTCCTCGACGTGCTCCGCGAGGCCGACCAGCATCCGCGTGGTGTCGATGTTCGTCTTGCCGCCCATGATCGACGGCACCGCCGGGCTTTCGTAGGCGATCAGATCCGGTATCTCCTCGCGCTGTCCCCACGTCTCGTCTAGCCACGTGCGGAAGGCGCGGTAGGTGTGCGCACGCGAAGATCCGGGCTTGGTGAACCGGATATGCCCGCATTGCGGATTCGATCCCGGGCACCCGTACGCCCAGCCGGTGGTTGTCGCCAAGTCCAACGCAAGAACGCGCCCGGTGAACGTCATTCGATCTTCCTCTCCAGTGCCAGCGCACGCAGATCGAACGGCGATTTCAGAATCGGATCGCTCGCCTCCACCCAATACGCTGGCCTGCCCTTGCGCCGCTCCTTCAGACGATCGTCGCTCGCCGCTTCATGTCCCCAGCACCAACCAATGATCCGGTAGTGCGGATGTTTCGCCGCGCAGACCAGAAGATAGGCGATGTCCGGTTTCCAGTATCGCAGATCGATCATCAGCGTGTGATAATCCTTGCTCCGCGTCTTCACGTCAATGAAGTCTGAGAAGTCGAGCTTGGCCTCGAACGGCCCATCGACCACCAGATGATTGATCGACCACGGGATGTCGGTGCCGAAGAAGATGCGCGTTGCGGCCTCGCCACGGTGGCCGTCGATCGTTGACCGAACCCGCTCCTCATACGGGCGCCCCTCATCATCGGCGCCCCTGTCGATCGAGATCTCAAGGCGCCGCATCGCGATCGGATCAACGAAGTCGCAGTGGGACTGATCGAGCTTCACCCAGAGATCGCCGTCAACTATCTTCCACTTCTTCCGCGCTTCACCGTCACGGTCTTCTTGACGCGCGTCTTCGTCTTGTGAGGCTGGTCTTTGACGTTGAACGCTTTGTTCATCGCCTTGACGTTCTTCTCGATAATCACCTTGTTCCTCTCGACGCGGGCCTCGCGCATCTCGCGCAGTTGCTGCTCGCGCGGTCCGACCTTCGGTTTCTTTTCTTCGTGCTTCATTGTCCTGATCCTTTTTCGCTTCAAGAATGTAAAAATCATCACACCACTTGTCGATCGATTCCTGCGTGTAGCCGCGCGCGTTCATCTCTTTCCAAAACTGTTCGCGCGTCAGCTTGCCCTCGCCATACTGCCCGAGGAAGTAGCCGAGGATCTCGAAACTGGTTGACGGTTTGGTCTTGCTCATTGCTTCGGCCTCGGCTTGCAGGCGCGACAGAACCACATGCCGAGCTCACCCTTGCGAAGATAGACACCGACGCCGAACGGCGCATCGCCCTTGCCGCAGAGCGCGCAGTTATCGTGGATCAAGTGGCCGTCTTTGTCGTAGTGGGCGTTCGTCTTCTTCTCGCTCATGTCTTCTTCTCTCTCCTCTTCGCGCGGATGTGGATCAGGTTCGCTGGCTTGCCGAGCGAGTTGATGCCGACCATGATCGCGCGATCGATCAACTTCTTCCGCGCCATCGGTTTCAGTCTAGGTGAAATGCTCCATCGATTGATGCCGGTCGCCGCTTCGAGATCGAGCGTAGTCATCCAGCCACCGTTCTCAAACGCGGCCTTGTAGACGATGGCCTCTCGCTTCGTTGCGCCATAGCTCGCGCGCCGCGCCGCTTCCTTCGAAGTCTCCGGGTCAGAGCTCCGGGCAAAGGCATCGCCCCGCTTCGGTGGCAGCGGATTGCCGAACAGATCTTTGTCGTCCTCCATCACTTGCTCCCTTTCCACTTCCTCGCCGCGCGCCTCACGATTCGATAGAGGCCGGGCTCGTTGTATCCGCCGCGTTTCTCTCCCTTGATTTGAACGTCGGTCCCGGCCAGCAGATCGTTGATCTGATGAATGTGAACATGAACCGTCTTCACGTTGGTGCCATCCGGAAAACAGTGCGCTCGAATGCCAGCGAGGGTAACGCCCGGGTGCGCATGCACGAAATCAAAGATGCACGCCTTCATCGCCGGGAGATAAACGCCCTCACGTTTCTTCGGCGGCAGCGGTTGCCCGCAGCACCGACACATCGCTTGTCCGCTCACCCGTGCTGTTTCCTCGGTAGCGGAATCGGATTGGTGAACATTCGGAAGTGCGTCGGACAATACGACGAGAGGCACCCGTTGTAGTCCGGGCCGCGTGGCTTGCCGCACACTCGCTGCAGCGCCCACGGTCCGCCTCGCGTTGGCATTATCGCCTTGCATCCGAAGCTATCGTTCTCCAGATACTCGATGCCAACGTGCTGCGCGATGACGTTGACCTCCTCTACAGTGACTGGCTTTCTCGGTGATACTTTCACGGCTGGCTTGCTCCTTGTTCGTGGTGATCTCTTCTTCACTGGTGCGGCGGTCTTCACTGGCGGCGCCACACCTCGCCGTTTGAACGCTTCGTCGGGAAGGCGATATCGTCGGCCTGCGATCGAGTTGCGGCTAACAACATAGCCCGCATCTTTCATTCCCTGTGCGACGTAAGCGAGTGAGCCGCCTTCGTCCCATAACTTGATGAGCAGATCATCTGCTGCGTCGTTCCAAAGCATTGCTTGCCCTCTTTATTTTGAAAACGTCGGGGCGAATTTCCTCCGGGCTCAACTTCAACAGCGACACCAGCGGCATGACGTGCTTCGCCGGGACGCGCTTCCATTGCTGCACGGCCTGATACGTCAGACCGACTTCGCTCGCGATCGCCCTCGCGAGACCTTCGGCCACGGCGCGTCGCATCACCGCATCACGGCGAGCTTCGAGCAGTCCAACTTTCTTCTTCATTCGTTCACCCGCCCGTTGATATAAATCAACCCGACCTTAACCCACGGAGAATCATCGCGCAAGAAAATGTTGCATCGTACAAAAACAGCGTGTTACAATTCGCACGCCGAGTAATCGGCACGAGCCCCGGCCAATGTTCGGTTGAAACCCTATAAATCAATGCCGGGGCTCACCTCTAATTTAGGAGCAACCATGAGCATCAGATCAATCGCCATCGCGGCTCTACGCGAGCACGGTGGCAAGCCCGAGAAGGCTACCGCTGCGTTTGTGCAGGCGGCGCGCAAGGCGGGCAAGCTCAATGAGCTCGCTCTGGTTTATCTGCGGATGATCGCCTCGCAGGGCATCGTTGATGCGGTCGCTACGGGCGCCAGTAGCGGCACCGAAAAACCGGTCAGCCCGCGCGTCGCCGCCGTGCTGTCGGCGCCCAGATCGAACGTCACACCGATCGACACAGCCCGCCGATCGCCCTCCCGCAAGCTCGCCGCACGTGGCGCAATGGCCGAGAGCGTCGAGGCGGTTTACGAAATGCAGTTCGACGGTCGCGCGCTCGGTCGCGTGCAGTTCGGGCAGTTGATCACGATGAAGCGGGAGTTCATCGAGGATGCGGCGTCGATGCTCGAACACGGCAAACTGTTTGTGCGCAATGCGGTGCTCGCTGGCTTGATCCACGATCACTGCGTCGCTGCGGACGATCTCGCCGAGGTGCGTACGCTGGTCGCGCCGAAGAAGCTCGCCGCTATGGTCGCACAAGCGGATCGAGAAGCACCAAAGAGAATCGCCGAGGCCACGAGGCGCGCGGCGGAAGCAATGGCAACACCAAAGGAGCTAGCACGATGAAGAAGCCCACCAAGACGCCCGCGAAGAAGACCGCCGTCAAGAAGACTGCGAAGAAATCCGCTCCCAAAAAGAGCGGGAGCCCGGCCAGTCTCGCCATGAAATCCTCTGATGGATTGCCGGGCTCACAAATCCTCGACAAGATCATCGAGAGCCACCGTGCGCGGCGGTTCGCGATGGGCATCCAGCAAGTGCTGGATCGCAAAGTCGAGAGCTATGTCCGGATCAACTTCACCGAATGGAATGCGAACGACGCCGAGGACAGCCGTGCGAAGTCCAACGCCGAGGCGCTGGCGCTGCTCAAGGCGGCACGCGAGGGTGAAGGTGACGATGAGCTCATCCGCGCGGTGACGATGTCGGACAACGCCCGGGCGCATGCCGACGCCGAGCGCCTGCGCCACGAGAAGGTGATGACGTCGCTGGCCAAGGATCTGCCGATCGCACCGTGGATCGACTCGGTGCCGGGCCTCGGCTTGCTCGGTGTCGCCACGATCCTCGCTGAGACTGGCGATCTGTCGAAGTATGCGAACGTCGCCAAGGTTTGGAAGCGCCTTGGCTATGCTCCGTACAACGGACTCGCTGGCTCGACGTGGAAGCGACCGAAATGGCGCAACGGTGAGCCCGCGCTCAGTGCCGAAGAGTGGACGCTCAATCCGTTCAACGGGAAGCGCTACGGGATGTTGTTCTCGATCTCCGACTCGCTGCTCCGCAAACAGTGGATCGGCAAAGCGAAGACCGAGGACGGCAAAGGCAAGGCCGATGGCAAATACGGCGCCGTATACGAGAAGCGCCGCGAGCACACTGCGGTGACGCACCCGGAGTGGACACCGAAGCACAGCCAGATGGACGGCCTTCGCATCATGATGAAGGAAGTCATTAAGGATCTGTGGGTCGAATGGAATCGACACGCAGCGGACGGGCGCCACACTTCTCGTGATCCCCTTGGGACGGATGCGCCCGTCCAACTCTAATCGGTCGCCATCGTCCCGTTGAAAACCAACGCCTTGGTGCGACCGCGAGCCCCGGCCTGCTGCGCTGTGAAGCCCACGAGGGTGCCGCCGGGGCTCACCTATTCGAGATCGTCTGCAGCGATGCAGGCGAGAGCCAGAGACCACCTAACGCGCGGAGCCCATTATTGCTCTGTCTCTGGCTCACCAATTCAAGACACGGTCGCCTCAGTGCTTGTGAAGCCCAGAGATGGCATGCGACCGTAGAGCCACGGCCCGTTGTACTTGCGAAGACCAAAGGTCACTTGGCCGTGGCTCACCCATTCAAGATCACCGCCAGCGATGGCGGTGCGAGCCCCGGCCACACTGCTTGTGAAGCCCGTTCTCGGATTGCCGGGGCTCACCTAATTCGAACTACGGTCGCCACGATGCAGATGGAAACCAACCAGCCGATGCGACCGCGAGCCCCGGCCACTCCTCGGATGGAAAACCCATGCGCTATTTGCCGGGGCTCACCTCTTCTTCCGCTTACCGAAGATGTCGGGCCGAATCTCTTCGGGCGTCATTTCGATCAGCGGTGCAATATCGAGCACGTGGTGCGCGGGTACTTTATTCCACGCGGCTACGTTCTGGTGAGACACATTGAGATGTCGAGCAATGACACTCGCAAAGCCGGGTTTGCTGAAGATCATCTTCATGACGTGATCGCGCTGCGAGTCACGTCGTTCGCTTGATCGTCTCATGATCTCGCCGCGCATAAAGCGCGCGGCCTCCACTGCTGTGCTGCTCATTGTCAGGCTTCCTTTGTTAGAGTGCTAACGAACTTACTGAGAGGAGAACATAGCCACTTGAATTAAATTATCAACCGCCTACATTGCAATCCAACTACCGCTTGAACTGCCCCAACCCATCCCCCACAGGAGACCACCCGAGATGAAATTCCCCAACATGGTTGCCGCCGCCGACGCCCGCGCAAAGCATCTGAAGGACGCAGAGGGCCGCGATCTCTGGCTTCTGGGCGCCGCGACACTCAAGGATTGCGGCGACGAGATCTTGACCGAGGAGAAGACAATCTCCTCCAGCAAACGTGCGATCAAAGCGCTGGAGAGCGCCGCGAAAGAACTGGCGAAGCACGGGCACGAGTACAGCCACATCACCCTGCGCCAGATGGCGGAGACGGTGCTGGCCTTCCCGGCATCCCGGCGCCACGAGGGCGTGACGTTCTTCACGCACACCGAGGCGCGCAATCCCGACTTGCTCGACTGGATGGTGAAGCAAGTGGGCAAGGAAAAGCTCAGCGGACGCGTCGCCCGTGAGCTCGTCACCCGCTGGTACAATCTGCAAGCCAACCAGCGCCGCGAGAAGATCGAAGCGGCGAAGGACAAGAAGCGGGCCGCGACTACGCTTGAGGACAAGCGGGCCGCGACGAAAGAGATCAAAGAATTGGGCAGCACCATGCCGACGCCGAAAGCGTTTCTGGCGCCGCCCGATGAAGACAACCAGCACGCGCTGGCTGTCATGGCGGACGTGCTCAGCATCGACGCTGATGCAATGTCCGTGACGCGCACGCTGAGGACCAACCTCTCCGCGTTGCGCAAGATGGGCGAGATCGATCCTGATTTCGTGGGCTCTCTGATCGAGCATCACGAACAGATTGTCGAGGTCGCCAAGCAGATCGTTAGCGTCCTCAAGGATGCGAAGCGCAACAGGTTCACCACGATCGAAGGAGGAAAGTCAGCATGACTTTAAGAGTAGTAGGAGGCACCACCGCTGCCAATAACGGCAGCGGCGGTGGAGGCGGTCGCGGTGGGCGCGGTCGCGGTCGCGGTCCCACACCGCCGCCGCCCCGCGCCTTCAAGCCGCACGAGCTTGCGGATCACTTGTGGAACGCGCTGTTTCCGAGTGGAGTGACGTCGATCTATCGCATCGCAACGTTGATGTCGAGATCGGCGGGCATCGAAGTCTCGGTCGCCACGGTGCGTATGGTGATCGATCACGTCAGGAAAAACCACGCCTCGTATGGCTGGTCGGTCCCGCCGGTTGAAAAAGGCCGCACGGGCGCGAACAGGAAATACATCGCGGCGCCGGAAGACGTGAACGATCCGGATAACGCGGTCACCGCAGCCGAAGCGGATGGCCATCAGGAAGCGGTGCAGCGTGGTATGGTCTCCACGATGCGCACGATCACCACCAACGGCGAGCGTGCCGGTGCATCAGTTGATCTGTTCGCCAACTCGCTCAATGTTTCGCGCGGCGATAAGCGGTTGCTGCGTGGTGCCGGTGCGGCGCTGACTGGCGCGGCAGCGATCATTAAGGACGTGCTCACCCGCATGGGCGTGTAGTCCTCAACAGTTGACGCCCGGGACTCTTGCCCCCAAGCCCAGCCCGGGCTTCATGAGCCCGCGCCGTCCACCTCCACCGAGGTGAGGCGGCGCGGGTGACTACCGAGCCCCGGCTGTGGATCAGTTGAAGCCCTACCTACCTTTGCCGGGGCTCACCCTTTTTCAAACTCAAGGAGCAACAGATGCAAGTGCGCAAGTGGGACGGACTCCCGATATCGAAGCCCGGTTGGGTCAGCGGAATTCCGATCGAACGCTATCACAGTGCCGGGATCTGCAACGGCCCGTCTGTGAGCTCTTCAAATCTGCGTCGGTGCTGGACGCACAGCCCCGCGCACATGTTCGCGCAGTGGGCAGAGAATCCGAACGCAGAGCCGAAAGAGGCGACGCGTCAGATGGTGCTCGGGCAGGCAGCGCATCACTTGCTGCTCGGTGAGGATGGCTTCTCAACAAAGTTCGTCGCGCAGCCGCCGGAATATCCGGACAAGAAAACTGGCGAGAAGAAAAAGTGGCACAACGGCGCCGAGTTTTGCAAGGCGTGGAACGCCAAGCAGATTGGCAAGACCATCGTGACCGTTGAGGAGTTGCAATCCATCATCGCGATGTCGCGCTCGCTCGCGCTGGAGCCGCTCGTCAAGGAAGGCCTGCTGACCGGCCACGTTGAGACGTCCGGATTCATTCGTGACGGCGAGACAGGTTTGTGGATCAAGGTCCGGCCCGACGTGATCCCGACCGATGGCGGCGACTTCGCGGATCTCAAAACCGCGAACGAGGTGACGACCGTTGCGCTGATGTCGGCGATCCGGACCTACGCGCTCCACATGCAGGGTGCATTAATCTGGGAAGTCGCGGAGACGCTCGGCCAGCCGTTCGAGAGCTTCGTGTTGATGTTCATCGAGACGCAGAATCCATACTGTGCACGCGTGGCGCCGATGGATGACAAGGATCTGAGTTTCGGGCGCCAGCAGAACCGCTTGATGCTGCGGACGATCAAGGGATGTATGGAGGCGAACCACTTCCCGGGTCCGGGCGAGGGCGATCTGCGACCGCTGCCGCTGTCGAACGACGAGCGCTCGCGGATCGAGGAGCGTCTGAAATTGGAGAATGCATTATGAGAAAGCCGGGCGGACAGAAGGCGCGCGGTTTCTATCTGGCGATGTGCGACAAGCCGAACTGCGGCCCGCACATCATTGCCTTCGACAGGAACGAGGTGCCGATCTGCGACGTCGCCATCCCGCTGGACGGCGTCCGCTCGCTGATACAGGCGCTGCAGCGCATGTCGTACATCAAGGCTGTGGAGCAGGATGATGAAGGAGACTGAGCGGCGCCGGATCGAGCGCGAGATCCTCCAGAAGAAAACAGGGATGCGGCACTGCGCTTCCTGCGATCAATTCCGGGCGCCGGATGATTTCCCGGCGCCCGGGGCGATTAGGTGCAGCCGCTGCTTGGTCAGCCAGTCACAGTCGCGCACCGATCCGGCGCTCGACTTTCGCGGGCTCGACATCAAGCGCAAGGGCGACTCGTTCGTCATCGAGAAGGCCGACGACCCGAACGCATTGCCAATGGAGGCTGACGAATTGACCGATCGACTCATGGAAGGGGCGCCGCTGTTCGGCAAGGCAAGCGACGTGCTTGGCGATCGTGGCCAGTCGCACAAGTTCGGCCCGGGCTATGATGACATTCGCACCCAGCGCGCGGCGCGTCGCGACGACAGCGTGGCGCGGATGCTGTTGAACACTGTGCGCAAGGAAGAACCGCCGCCGCTGTTGCTGGACGATCGCCCGCTGATCGATCGACTGCACGAGGGCACCTTCACCAATGCGCCCGGGCTGTCCACGATCAAGGATCTCTACGGACTGCGCATGCTGTTGCGGAAAGCACACTGCTTCACCCTGAGTGAAGAGACGTCGCGGCTGGTGGCGGATTTCTCGATGGCGATCTCGGGCGATCTGGAGTCGTCGCGCAAGATGGCGATCCCGCCGTTCCCGGTCACGTGGATCGATCTCGACAACCGCGCGCGGTTGAACCGGATGCGCGAGCTCGGCATCTCGCTGACGCCACAGGCCGCCGGGGAGACCGAGGCCGGGGCGCCGGTCGATCGCGTGGGCTGGCTGATTCATCCCGGCGTCGAGCATGGTGGGTTTCATGCGAGCTATTGCTGCGTGGTCGAGCAGGGCGCGCTCGTGGCGCCGCTCTCATACTGGTGGCATTGTGGGACATCGGCGCCGATGCGCGAAGTGGCGGGCAACGATGTGCTGATGCAGGGGCTTACGTTCGGAATGAAGAACGTCAACGTGCATCCGCACGATGCCTTCCCGTGCCCGACCGTGTTGCATGATGACCTAAAGGTCCGCGACAAGGAGCATGTGCTCGAACTGATGTCAGAGATCTCCGGAGAGCTCCGCCACGTGTGGGGCCTGCTGATCGCTCTGGGCGCCGGGCAACTCGGGATGGAAGCGAAGACCAGCGTGCAGCCGAAGCACACAGATATCCGGAAGATGCCGAACGGCAAGCCGCTGTTGCCGCTGGAGCACAAGGTGCTTCACTTGCACCTCGCGAAGAAGATGACGCCAGCGCGTGTCGTGGTGCGGATGATGACGCATCACAAGCACAGATGGCACGAGGTGCGGGCGCATTTCCGCACCTACAAAAATCCGGATGGCACGGTGCGGATGCGCATCCCGATAAAAAGTCACGAGCGCGGTGATGAACGCTTGGGACGAATCGAAAAAACTTATAGTGTTGAGAAGTGACAAGCGGTATGTGATACACTTCAAGATCCGCCGCGAGGCGGAGGAGGCCCGGCCAGAGCGATGGTGAAACCCACAGTGACATTGCCGGGCCTCCACCTAATTCAAACAGGAGCAGTTTATGGACATCAACGAAATCGAACGTCGCGTCGATCGCGCGATCGCGGCACCGATCCCGGTCAATGCGGATCTCGGCGGGCTCACGTTGGAAAACATGGGCCAAGTCATGGAGTTCGCGAAGCTCATGAGCGTCTCCGGCGCCGCTGTGCCCAAGTATCTGCGCGGCAATCCGGGCGCCTGTCTCGCCATCTGTTCGCGCGCGCTGCGGTGGAAGATGGACCCGTTCGCCGTGGCGGAAAAATCCTATCAAGTGATCAACAAGGGCGAGGAGCGCGTGGCGTTCGAGGCCCAGTTGGTTCATGCCGTGGTCACCGCGCGCGCACCGTTGAAGGGGCGCCTGCGTCATGAGATTATTGGAGAGGGCGACGATCGGCGATGCGTCGTATGGGGCACGTTCAAGAACGAAGATGCCCCGCACAAGTACACCAGCGAAACGCTCGGCAAACTGCGCGACGCCCGGGGCCGCAATGACTACGGCGCGGTGAAAGGCTCTCCGCTTTGGGATAATCAGCCCGAGGTGCAGTTGGCTTATTCCGCCGTGCGCCAATGGTGCCGACTTTACGCGTCGGAAACGCTGCTCGGAGTCTACACTCCGGACGAGCTCGAAGACGGCAGCACGCCGAAAGACGTGACACCGACCAAGACCGAGTTGCTGACGCAGCGCCTGAAAGATCAGAAGGCGCAGCATGCTGACACACGCAGGGGATTCGATGCTGACTACGTCGCCAAGCAGGCGGCGCTCAGTTCGATAATCGAAGGCGACGTCAATTCCGATGAAGCCGAGACAAAGGGAGAGAGAGATGACGGCGGTAGCAATGAGCCTGACGCTGCGCGAGGGGCGGACGGTGCTGGTGATCGACGGGATGGAGATCGAGACCAAGGCGGAAGCGAAGGCGGTCTCAACGATGATCAGTCAGTGGGCGGAGGGTCTGCCGGAGAGCAAGCCCCGGACGCCGAGGAAGGCGAAGAAGGCAGCGCGCCAAACCGCCAAGCGAAGCCGAGCCCCAAGGGCAAACGGTGAAGTGATCGATGACGCTGAGACAGCGCAGGAGTCGCTTATCTGATCCCGGCTATCTGGCTTGGCTGCGCAAGCAGCGATGCGCGTGTTGCCAACAGCCGCCGCCATGCGATGCGGCTCATCTTCGAGCCTCATCGTTCGCGTACGGCAAGACGAATGGCATGGGGCAGAAGCCTGACGACAACTGGGCTCTGCCGTTAAAACACATGCATCACATGGCGCAACACTACAGCGGCAATGAACTCGCATGGTGGGAGACGCACGGCGTCGCTGATCCGTTTGCGCTGGCGCAGAATTACTACGCCAGATATCTGAAACTCAAAGGAGCACCGTAATCGGTCGCCTTGGCCATGATGAAACCCAGATGATCTTCGCGACCGACGAGCCCGGCCAAGCAGTAACTGGTATCCATTGAACTGGCGCCGGGCTCACCTATTCAAGATCGGTTGCCAGCGATTGAGTGAGAACCACAGATCGGTAAGCGACCGTAGAGCCTCGGCCAGCAATAGTCTGAAACCCATCGCACGAGTGCCGGGGCTCACCAATTTTAACCCAGAAGGAAACCAAATGACCACCACCTCCGTCATCCCACACGACCGCCTGCACGTAGCAAACGACCTCGAACAGGCAATCCACAGCGGAGCACAAGCCATTCGTGAAGGCGCGCGCATGCCGAGGACCACGCCGCTGATTCCGACGCAGATGCGCGGGCTTGACGAGCTCGGCAAGATGTCTGCCGAGGCTGTCCTCACGCAATACGAAGCCGCAGCGAAAGCGGTGGAGGACATGGGGAAGGAGGTCACCGCGATGGTGCGCAAGCTCGGCCAGTCGCTGCAGGAATGCGACAACGACATGAAGGTTGTCGCCGAGACTGCGGCGGCGATCCGAGAGAAGGGCAAGCACTCTCAGGCCCTGATCGAACAGGTAAGTGCGCTATCCTCCGAGATCCGCAAGACCTGTGATGAATTCAAGAAAAAGGTCGGGCTATGACGCGAGACGAAAAGATCACGGTGCTTTATCATCTGTGCCGGGCTCTGCATGAGAACGGCCAGACGATGACCTACGGACAGGCGGCGAAGATGGTGGGATGCATTCCGATCGCCCTCGGTCCCACGTTGCTTGGCGCGGTGAACCATCGCGCCAACGACATCATCACGGACGTGATCGTCAACGCCACGACCCGGCACCCGGGCGACGGCATCGCGATCGGCCCGCCGTGATCCTCAATTACAAACGCAACACGCGCGGGACGCTGCAGGCTGCACAGGCTGGCAGCGTCCGCGTCGGCTATGTCGAGCAAAGCGTCCAGCCCAACCGCTGGATCTGGAGTTTGAACACCATCCAACCCAAGGGCGGACGCGCAAGCGGCATCGAGGAGACCGAGCACCTCGCCAAGGAGGCGCTGGAGCGTCAGTGGGTCAAGTGGATTGAGGCCGCCGGTCTTTCGATAAAGGAGCACGTGGAATGAGACAGTTTCTCAAAATCGGACTCGGCGGATCGGCGGCGCTGGCGCTGGTGATCACGTTCGCGCTCGGGCGTACACCGTCACCCGCGCAGGACCAGAAGGCCTTCGAGGCGTGGGCCGCGAGACTTGCGGATGATCCGGAGCCATTGAAGAAGGCCGATCAGATCCGGGTGGTGAGCACCGAGCGCATCGTGGTCGAGCCGATCGTCAAGGAAGTCGCAGTGCAAACGAAGGTGCCGCCGATCATCCAGACCGATGACGACAAGGGCGAAAAACCGAAGAAGCGAATACATCATCGCACCCGCGTAGCTGACGCTGGCGGCAATGTCTGCACGCGCCACGGCAAACGCAAAGTGACCACGCATGGTGGTCGATCATGGAGATGCAGATGACCGAGACTTATTTGGGCGACGGGCTCTACGCCTCGTTCGACGGCTTTCAATTCTGCCTGCGGGCGCCGCGCGGTAACGGGGACCACAAGGTCTTCCTCGACGCTGCAACGATGCACGCGTTCGATCAATTCAGGAAGAGCATATCTGCCGCCAACAATGTCGCGCGTGACCAGATCGACCGCGAGCTCGGCAAGCTGCAGGCTGGCGAGCCCTCGATCACGGACGGCAGGCGATGAGGCTCAGCGATGAGATGTCGAAACATTGGTTCGGGTTGCCGGTGAAGCTGCGCGTGCGATGGTGGGTCGAAACAGATTACGGCAAGAAAGAACCGAGCGAAGAATTGAAGCGCGAGATCGAAGCAGCGATCGTGGAAAAGGGGAAGGTTGATGGACGAACACCTTGATGGATTATCAGCGCTGGTGCACGAGAGGCTGAAGCGCCTGAAGATGGACGAGACCGCGTCGATCACGTGCACGAAGGAATTCCCGGGGGACGAGGTGCGGCTCTACGTGACAGCCTACGCGATGCACAAGAAGAAGTGGTTTCTCACCGAGTATGACAAGGCGACAAACACGGTGAAGTGCAAGCGCGCGCCGGAGCCCGATTGGGAAGCCCAGAACGTAGTCGATGAAGAGGAAGAGTTGTGATGGTGGACACCACCCAGATGAGTCTCGAAGACTATCAGGCGTACATGGATAAGCTCGCGCTGCGCATCAGCGAGACCATGAAGGGCGCCCGGCTGGAGGATGCGCTGAGCGCCTGTGCCGCCAACATTGGATTCGGCATGGTGCAGTTGCCGGAGGCGCAGCACGACAAGATGCGCGCGCACCTCAACAAGATCATCGACGCGATCCTTGAGAAGGCGCCGAGGCCGCAATGAGAGACAACGACATGAGCGTGGTCCCCACGCGGTTCTGGCAGTCGATGTCGCTGGAGGAATTCGACGCGCTCGCCAAGAATGACGGCTGGCTCAATGCAATTCAGTGCGCCCGGCTGTGGCGCATGACCGAACGCAACACGCGACCGCCGCTCAAGCTACAGATATTTCTCAAGCGCGACGAAGTCGAGAAGTTAGCCAAATGATGGGGCCGGGAAAACATGACGATCTTTGCACGCTGGTGCGTGAGCAACTCGGACTCGGCGACACGGGCGGCGTGATGCTGATCGTGTTCGGCACCAAGGAGCAGAGCGGCTTCGCGTGTCAGTGCGACTACATGACGACGATGGCGCTGCCGGAGATTCTGGAAGACGTCGCGAGGCAGATCCGTGAGGATCGCGAGAAGGGCATCGTATGAAAAAGTTCGTGCCGCTGACGCTGCAGGCGAACCGGATCAAGTCTGGTCAGTATGGCAGTGACGAGTCGTATGGTCTGGCTGGAGCTTTCCGCCTGATCGCGCCGGGAGGCACGCTGTTGCTGGCCCTATCGAGTGGGCCAGAGAACGCGGCGAATGACACGGGCTGGGAGCACGTATCGGTTTCGGCGGAGCAACGTCCGCCGACGTGGGAGGAGATGTGCTGGATCAAAGATATCTTCTGGGATAAACACGAAATGGCGGTGCAGTATCATCCGCCGGAATCAGAGTATGTGAATTTTCATCCGCACGTTCTGCACATCTGGCGCCCCACGCAGATGACGATTCCGATGCCGCCCATGTTGCTCGTGGGACCAAAGCGATGACGACGATTCACCACAGGACCACGTGTCCGTTCTGCGGCACGCACCATGACCGGATCACCTCGACCATAGAGGAGGTGGCACCGGAGGACGGCGACGCCTCGATGTGCTTCGCCTGTGGCGAGTTCAACATCGTGGATAGCAGCACCGACGAAGGGATGCGCAAGCCGACCAAGCGCGAGCGGCGGATGCTCGATGACGACGAACGGATTGCCGAGCTACGGGAGGCGTGGCGCATGGCAAGAACGGTGCGGCAATGACAATCCAGATCGATCGCCATCGTACTGTTGCAACCCAACGAGCGAATGCGATCGCGAGCCCGGCCCGGTTATATTTGAAGCCCCCTATGCGGACGCCGGGCTCACCCTTTCGAATCGATCGCCGGTCAGTGAGTGCAAACCACAGAAGACTTGCGATCGCGAGCCCGGCCAATTCATCGATGAAGCCCAAAGCCGATATGCCGGGCTCACCCTTTCAAATCGGTCGCCTGATCAATCGTGATCTCCAAGGAAATCTTGCGACCGCGAGCCCGGCCTCTCGCCCTTTGAGGCCCACGTTGTTGATGCCGGGCTCACCCTTTCCAATCGCCAGCCATTTTGAAGGTGCAAACCCGAGCATGGATGCTGGCGAGAGCCGGGGCCACAACTGTCGTGCGATCCCGATCGCGGGTGCCCCGGCTCACTCAATTCGAATCGGTCGCCAGACGTTGTGTGAGATCCCATCTGCACTTGCGACCGACGAGCCCGGCCCGTTCGCCCTTGATGCCCTTGAACCGTATGCCGGGCTCACTCTTTCGAAGATCGGTCGGCCCTCCGGTCGATGAAGCCCCCGGACCGATTGCTGACCGTAGAGCCCCGGCCCACGAGCGACTGAAGCCCACTGTCTGCGTGCCGGGGCTCACCTAACACGAGATCGGTCGCCGCCACCGCTGTGAGACCCACACGGCATCTGCGACCGCGAGCCCCGGCCACCGAGCACCTGAAGCCCAAACGAGCAGTGCCGGGGCTCACCTTTCTTTCGACGCGTCAACGAGTTGGAGAACACTCGTGCTTTTAATCTGCGAGCGTTGCCACCGCTACTGGCGCCCACAGCGAGGCAAGAAGCGTCAGAACATCTGTCCGAAATGCGCTTGGCTCGGGCGATCGGCTGGCGCCAAGAAGCGGGAAGCCCGAAAGCGGATAGTGGCTCAGACGCTCAGCGCGCCCGCTGGAGAGGCCGGGGCGCCTGCCCGCCCCTTCGACGCGGACGAACTGCTCCGCCTCATGGCTGACGCAGACAGCGCGGCTGCGCGTGCCCTCGAACTGGCACGAAGGATCGGCGCCAAGCTCGGCTCGTGACGGGCGCCCGTAGCAGCGGCGCCTCGCACGTGGAGAATTTAGCCCGGGCGTTATTTCAGCCCGGCCCGCTGATCGGCTCTCCCGGCCAGCACACAGGCCGCCATCGTGAACATCCCGAGCGAGCCGCCTGCCATCATGCCGACTGTAAATCCGACCCAGAACATCTCAGCACCCTCGACAAATGGACGGAGGCTTCGGCGGATACGGTGGGAGGTCATCGACCTGAGACGCTTGAGGTGGATCAACGAAAGGAGGCGTGCGGCAGCACTCCGAAAATTGAGAGGATGCCGACGATCACCAGCACGGCAATGATGATCATGAGGCCCTTGCCCAAGAAGCCCTCCTCGACGTTGACGTTCATCCAGAACCGGATGACGAACGCGATCAGAATCAGAACGGCTGCAGCGACTAGAAAATACATGGTCAGTCCTCCGCTCGTTCGATGAGACTGGCGATCTCGTAATCCAGCGAAGCGCGCCCGTCCCATCTGATGTAGACGTTGATCTTCCCAACACGCACAGCGGTGCCCCGCCTCGCGTACCAATCGACGCGTTGCGCACGAACCATGTAAGTCTTGCTGTTGATGCGGGCGCCTTGCTCGGTCAGCTTGACCCGGTCGCCCCGCTGGAGGCGGTTCGTTCTGGCCATGCTCGCTTACAATTATTGCAGTAGACAAAGCGCCAGCCCGGCACCGTCGAGCCCTTCTCAAGCTCGACGTGGTAGGCCTTGTGAAAAATCCTGCACCAGACGCGATCAATGAGTTGCGTCATCTTCTCAGCCCCGATCTTCTTGACCCACGTGCCCAGTACCGCGCCGATCGTCACGCGACCATCTCCGCCGAGTCCTCGCTGATCAAGCGCTGTACCTCAAGAAGCATCTGGTTCGCCTCGTGCTTGATTTCAACTTCCTTTCGCCCGATCGGTCCCCAGTGCTGCCGCGCGTAGCGCAGCCCAACGCCAGTGACGAACGCGTGGAAAGCGGGAGAGTACTTGCTCAAGAATTGAAACTTCGCACCATCGCCTGATCCATAATTGCCGAGATCGTCTTTGTTCAACTTCACTCCATCCTGAAACGTGGTTAGGAAGCCATTCGGATTCGCCCAGTATTCCTGCAACAGCGGCGGGATCGCTGAGGAGAATGATCGGATATTCCAACTGGTCTGAAAGAGACTCGCTTCTGCAGTATCTGCCGTGACATTGCTCGCGCTCAGATCCCTCCCCTCACAATATCGACCAGATGATTCACGCGCCCCGAGCCCGAGCAACAACACGAACAGATGCCGCAGCGTGTCGATGCCGTCCTCAGTGTTGGGCATGCCTGCGGCCATGAACTGTTCGCGAAGCCACGACAGCGCATCTTGATCGGGGAGGTTCCTATCCGCTTGCGCTGCCGTGGTCGCGATGGGATGGCCAGCTAGCAGGCGCGTCGCCGCCAACCCAAAGCATTGTGCAATTCCTGACGTGTAACCCAGCGGCAGCTTGCCGCGATCCTTCCACGAATACTTCGCGATCGCGCTCTTCTCCGCGATGTCGATGATGCGCCGCGCGACATCCTGCGATAGTCGATCGTTGCCGGAGGCCTTGGCGTGCTCCAGATAATCGAGCGCGGCCCACGTCTTTGGACCGACAATGCCGTCAGACGTCACACCGTCCCCATAAGCCGATTGATAACCGCGCACCGCTGCGTCGGTGATCGGGCCGAAGTCTCCATCAGCCGGAAACACGCCAAGAAGATTCTGCACGTAGATCACGTGATCGCCCTTGTCGCCCATGCCGATCGTCGGGCGCCCGGGCTCTTCCTCGGGGATCGGCGCGATCGGCTGCATGATCACCGGCTCGTCCGGATCGACCGGCGGCTCGGCGTCGATGCTCTTGCCAGCCAGCGCGGACGCGATCGCCGCACACACCGCGCTGAATTCCTCCTCGTAGGTCGCGGCATCGCACGAGCTATCCACGAACACCACCTCGACCAGCACGCTCGGCTTTGCGGTGTTCTTGAGGAAGAATAATTTTTCGTTGTACTTGGGACCGCGATTCGGCAGCGCTGTCGCTTTCGCAATGCCGTCCGCGATCTTCTTCGCGAGATCCTTCTGCGTGATGTACAAGCACTCCGTGCCCATCGGTGCGCTGGTGGTCGAGTAGGCGTTGAAGTGGATGCTCACATCGTGCGTTCGCGAGCACCCGTTGTGCCAATTTACGATGCGATTTAAATTCTCGTCCTGTGAGTGACTCCAGTCGTCGTGGTACGTTTTCGTTTCGACGCCTGCGCCGCGCAGCAACATCGCGACCTCTTCGACCACGCGGCGGGCCTCATTCACTTCGTCCAAGTAGCCGCTGGCGCCCCGGACGTATTTGGAATGGCCCGAGCTCATTGCGATTGAAACCATGACGCGCTCCTATCTTGAGATCGGCGGCGATGGCGGTCCTGCCCGCCTGATCGCTTCGAGCTCTTCTGCGGTGTAGGTCTGCTCGCCGGAGATCGGCGGCCTCACTACGCCACCGGGATCGTTTGGTGTGGGCTCCCACGACTCGCCGGGATCTTCGACCGGCGGCGCCGCCTCCGCCGGAGGCTCCCACGATTCGCCCGGGTCAATCACGATCGGCGTGAACGGTGGCGTCAGTGCGTCCGGATCATCGCCGGGTTGCCACGACTCGCCCGGGTCGCTCTCATCGGGGAAGACCGGCGTCAGCGAATCCGGATCGTTGGTCGGGTCCGCGTCGCGCTTCGCTTTCTCTTCCGCCGTATCACCGTCCTGCACCCAGTCGATCCCGGCGCCAGTGCCCTTCGGGTTTCGCACGTTGACGCGCGTCGTGAAGCCGACACCGCGTGTATAATTGTGCTCGACCTCGGTCATCGTATAGGTGCCGTCGATGCCGGGCCGCGCCCCGTCGATGAAGAGAAAGCCGTTGGCCTTGGCGTCCGGCTCGCCGTTGAGCAGCACCCAGCCCTCGCCGCGCCGTCCCTTGGTGTCGGCGCCAGTGCCAGCATTGTTCTGTTCGCCGGTCGCCTTGTCGGTCACCGAGTTGAGGGTATTGGCGACCGCTTGCGTACCGCCGAACGGCGTGCCGCCGGAGATCGCGCCCTTGATCGTCGTCCACTCGCCCTTGTGGGCGTCGAACATCCTCGACGCCGCCGAGCCATACTGCGGGCGCCCGACCATCGGCTTGATCCGCCAGCCGATCAGGTTCACGCCCCAGATCGCTTCCACCGTCGGCATCTTCTCGCCAGCGGCGTTGACGCCCTCGATCTTGCCGATCAGCACCGCCGTGCTCTTCGAGATCTTGAAGATGCCGCCGACCTCCTGCGCCATGCGCTTGCCGAAATTCATCGGGCTGTCGTTGATATGCCAATAGTCGCGCGTGATCTTCTCCATCTCCGGCGACATCGCCACCGACAATCCGGCGGCGCCGAACACTTTCGTCATCATGTCCTTGAGCGGGATCTTGCCCTTGCCAGCCTCCGCGCTGTCGTCCTCTTTGCCTTCTCCCATAGAATCTTGCTGCGTCTCTTTGACCTTGCCTTTGCTGTTGGCGCCCTCGCCATCAATCCACAGCCGCCGCCCGCCGCCTCGGCGACCGAACCCGGACTCGACCTTGACCACCCAGCCATCGAACACGATCACCATCCCCGGGCCGCCGAACTTCGCCTCCTGCTTTTTCTGTTCGTCGGTCATCTCCAGAAAATTCTTCGGGATGTTCTTGAAGCCCGCCGAGCCGCGCCCGGAATCGAACAGGCGCGGACCTTCGCCCGCCCAGCCCAGTGCGACCATAAGCTCGGCGCCATCCGGCGGGATCTGGAGCTCGGCGTTGCGATCGTCCAACTCGATGTGGCATTCGTCCATGCCGCCTTCGAGGTTGTCGATCGTCTGCACCGATATCAAATACGGGTGCAGCCGTGTCGAGATGTCATCACCGTTGACCAGTATCTGGCACACCGCGTGCCGTCGCGGACCCTGATGTTCAACCATTTTCTCCGGCGCCCTGTGTCATGTTGCCCTCGGGTGTCTTGCCCCAAAGGACAACGGTGTTCTTTCGTTGCGGGACTCCACTCAGGATTTCGTAGTCGATCGGGATGCGCACTTGGGTGCCGACCGGTAGAAACGGCGAGTAACGATGAAGTTTCGCGAGGTGCGGATTGTCATCGAGCAGACGCTCGATCATCAGCGGCGCGCGGTTGCGATAGCGCCGCCACAGGATGGTGTCGGCGGTGATGTAGTCCGAGCCGACCGTGACGAGATCGTAAGAGACAACGTTCATGCGACATCCGCCTTGTACATCTGCACGGTGTTCGATGCTGCGTCGTTCGGGATCGGCACGCGCGTGAACTGCGCCTCGAACTCGATCTGCTGACCGATGCCGTCCTGCGCGAGAAACGTGTGGCCGCGATGCAGCGTTTCGATAACGTACCAGCCGTAGTGCCAGCCATCGCCGCGCATCAGAATGTGTGTCTGGCCGAGGCGCCGCATGTTGTCGAGCACATCGAGATGATAGAGGCCGCCGGAAGATGTCTCCTTGCCGACATGTTCCTGCAGCAAGCCGGTGTCGTTATCGAGCGTCGCCTTCGGGCCGTCGGTCTGCTGGCCGATGCCACGCGCCCGCGACTTGCGCGCGAAGAAGTGCGGGAAGATCTTGCCCTTCAGCGTGATCTGCTCGTCGCTCTCACCGACCCATTCGCGGTACATCGCGGCGCCAGCGATTTCCTTCTTGGCCCAGTCGGCGCCCGTGTGGTGGGCGTAGTTATCCACATTCATCGGGAAAACTTGGAATTGAATCGGTCCCCACTGAAACATGACCCAGTTTGCCATTTAGCTCTCCAAAAAATCGTCCCACTCATGCGCCGGTCCGACGATGGCTTTCCACGGTCGCTTGGTTGTCATCTGGTCGTGATCGCCGCCGCCGCTCTGCGCCTTGATGCGCTCGCACTCGTGCCGCTCACCGCGAAAGAATTCGGTGACCAAGATCGCGTTGTCCGGAAACTCGATGGTGTAGGTGACGACCCATTCCGTCATGCAGCCCCGATGTCGGAGTAACTTGTCGCCCGTGCCTCGCGCACTTCGCGATCGGCTGATCGTCGCATCGATGAGCGCGCGAATTGTACCTCGTTGTCGTTGACCTTGAGATTGACGCGCTGCGTCACGTCGCGATCTACAGGCGCCGCTGTTTCCGCTGGCTTTGGCTGCGCTTGACCCTCGATAGGCTTCGATTGTAGCGCTCCTTCGCCCTTCGGCTCATCGGCTGTGGCGGTTGCCGCCGCTGGTGCCGCCTGCGGTCGATTGGCATGATAGCGCTTCATGCCCTCCGGCGTCAGTTGCGTATGCACGTGCTTGGCGGTGGCCCATGCAGACGGCCTGCGCACCTCATCGAGGATCTTGTAGTCCTGACCCTCGACCAGACCGCGCGACGCCATCTGCGCGCGGATCTTGGCCATCGCCGCATCGGCTTGTCTCTCAGTCTTGGCGCGGACGTCGAACGCCAGCGCGCGCGAATGCGAGGAGTGCGGATTGGCTATCGAAAGTTTGTGGTGCGGGCTGCGATAGCCAGACGTTACCGTCAGGCCAGCCCCTGACATATCGCCTGTCAGCGCATCGAGATTGCCCTTCGGCGTGCCGTCGCTGTTGAGCAACTGCCCCGTGGTCTCGGCTGGACGCGGCACACGGGCGCCTGTCGCGACAGTTGATTCGCCTCCCGGCTGCACAGTGACTGGACCGGAGACCTGTGCTTTACCTCGCTGTGCGTTAACCCACCTTTCAGTGCCCGGTTGAATACCAAACATATTGCCGCCGACTTTGGTCATCTTGTTCGGGTCATAGTTCGGGTCGCCGACCGTTCCTTGATCGGTGAGGTAATTGATTCTGTTAGACCCTCCCGAGAACACTTCCTTGTAGGCCTTGTCCCACAACTTTTGTTTCTCTGGAGTCCATGCGCTGTTGTACGCATCACGTTCATGCTTCATCAATGGCCCTGAACCGGGATCACCGTGTAAACGCTTGAGCGGACCATAGAACTGACGCTTGCCTCTAGCATTCACAACCTGTTCTAGGGTCAAATTTCTGGACGCTGCGTAGTTCGACATTTGCTCCAAGTTGGCAGCTATGTTGCCGCCGCCTTCAGCCTGAAGCGTGCGGAAGATCTTCTGTTGGTTCTTGGGATCTTTCATCCATTCGGCATTGGATTGTTGAATGCGCGTCTTCATCACGTCTTCGTTGACGCGCTTACCTTGGTAGTCTCCTGCTGCCGTTCCGCCCGCCGTTGCCGCTGGCGCTGCTGTCTCATCGGAATCGGAAGACGACGTGCGCCCGCTGCTCGTGCGACCGCTGGTGCGTGGGATCAGACCTTGGTTGCCGTAGGACGTGCCACCGCCATAACCCTGCGGTCCACCCGGAGAGAATTGCGAGTAGCCGCCGCCAGACGCAGCACCGCCGCCGCCACCGAACGATGCGTTGTGGATGTTGCTGCGGAAGTCCGCAGGCAGATACAGCGAGTCAGAACTGCCACCATACGAGCTTCGCTGAGCGGGACCGGGAAGTTGTCCGGTGCCACGCGGGCCGAACTGAAGCGGATCACCGGGCTTCCAACCGGGAGGCACACCACCGGGTGGCGGGACATCCTCGCTCTTCTTTATCGCCTCATCGAGCGCCTTCTTCTGATCCTCCACAGCCTGCTGACCGGTCAGTCCACCCTCTGTGGCTTGGCCAAGCTGGTTGTTCATCAGCGGCGCGAGCGGATGGAAACCGTGCGGGCCAACAAACGACAAAGCCGCCTTCTTGTATTCTCCCTTGTTGAGAAGATCGATCAGTTCTCCGATCCACTTCACGACACTGCCGAGCCGCTGCAATTCCTTGGTGACCATCGCAATGATGTTCGGCACGCCCATTGTCACCATCAGGCGACCGAATTCGTCAGCGAGCAAACCGATCGATGCCGACAACGAGTCAACACCGCCGCCGGTCGCCTGCATCACCTTGGTGCCGTCGATCACCGCCTGCTGTCCATTGCCGAGATCTCGGATCAACTGGATTTTCTTGGCGATCTGGCCGTTGTTTTCTTCCTCCAGTTTCTTCAGGAGCAGGCGCTGCTTCACATCGATGTTGCGATAGAAGGCTTCCTTCTCGTGCAGCGGCATCGCCTTGATCAGGTTGACGATGTAGGCCTGTTGATCGCCGCCCTGCTTCTTGATGTTGTCGAGTTGCTCGGCCCAAATTTTATTCGGGATGCCCATCGCCTGCCCGAGATTGCTGGCTTGGCCGAACGTCTGCATCAACAGCCGGGCGCCGCGCGAGGTGTCGCCCATGATGTCGGTGGCGATACCGAGTTGAACACCCAGCCGCGCGATGCCGTCGGTGCCCTTGTAGCCAGCGTCCTGCGCCATCTGGCCGAGCTCGCCGCTGGTGCCGACCAGATCCTTCATGTCGATGTTGGTCTCGCGAACGATGCCCGCGAGCATTTCCATTGTCTCGTTGAACTGGGTCGCCGGGATATTCATGTTGCGCATGAAATCCGTGGTGACCTTCGCCAGATCTCCGGAGGTGGTGTTTCGCAGCCCCTTGGCGACGACCGCCAGCCGGGGGAATCTCCTGATCGCCTCATCCAGCGTGATGTTCAATCCGGTGCGGAGCTTGTCGGCGGATTCGAGCGCTTCATCGAAATGGGTCCCGGTGACTTGCGCCGCCTTTCGCAGCGCCGCCTCGGACTCTCCAAGCGCCTCCTTGGTCGCCTTGGTCGCGTTCCCCAACTGAATCATCTTCCGCTCGCTCTCGGCAAAACCGAGGTACGAGCGGCGCGCGGCCTCGGCGGCGCCGATTAGCGACAGATGGCTCTTCAATACGCCTTGGATGGCGTTGTTGACCTTCTGCGCCGCCGTGACTTGCTTGTTGGCGCCTTCTTCTGCGCCCTTGCCAGCATTCCTTGCAGCCGCCGCTGCATCATCGAGTGCCTTCCTGTGCTTGAGGACGTTCTCCAGTTGCTCTTGGTACGTCATATGGTTCGAGCGACGCGTGGCCTCCATCGCGCGCTTGGTGCTCTCGTTGATCTGCAGAATCTTCTCAAGCGACTTGATGTAGTCGTCGGCGTTCTTCTTCGCCGACTTGTACATCGCACCGGTTTTGTCTTCACCGGTAAGTGTAATTTTGCTTTCTTGATCGGCCATCAGATCGACCTCACGGCTCTTCGCTCATGTCGAAACCGGCCTCGGGCAATGGATCGCCCGGCCCATGCATTGCCGTGAAGTCGGGATCAGGGGCGCCGCTGCCGTTGGTGGTGCGCGGTGCCTCCTCCGTTGCGATCTCTTCAATCTTCAACGGAATGCGGCCATTGAGGACGTCGTCGCGAATCTCGGGAGTCAGCATCTGCATGAAAGTATCCAGCACCCGATCCGCGTCCGGGTAGCGCAGATCGCGGATGATGGCTTCCTCGATGCCGGACAACTCCACCAGTAGTTCGATGGACGTCTTCCACGCGCCCTCATTCCATCGCAGCACGTGACCGAGGCGAAGCGGCCCAATCGATATCGCCTCGATCTTCTGTTTGTTGAACTCGAACGGGATGAACAGTTGAACAGTTCGCCCGCCGGTCTTGTCGAGAGTGATCATGCGTGTCCCTAATGGTGAAACCAGATGGTGATGACGTTCTCACCCTTATCGACGCGCTGATCAATGAACTCGACGTCTTCGTGGCCGCCAGCACCGTCGGTGTCGGCGACCACCACACGCTTGTTCGGATCGTGCTTCTGGAGCTCTTTGACGAGTTCTGCGACCGTCATTAGCTAACGATCCCGCCAGCCTGCGCAGGCGTGCTAGGACCGGTCTGCGGCTTGTCAACCGAAGCCGTCGGAATGCGAAGCAGATTGATCATCTCCGCATTGAGATCGTTGCCACCGATGCGCCGCTTCGAAGTGAAGAAGTCCCAGTGATAGATCTCGAATGGCGTCTGGCCATTCTCGGTCAGTTGCATGGTCAGCTTGTAGGAGACGATCGACTTGATCGAATACTCGTGCGACATCAGGTTGCCTTTGGAGAAGGCAGTCGGGTTGACGCGACCGAGCCTGCCCTCGATCACCGCCATCGCCTGCAACGCCTTGCTGGTCCGACGATCGCGGATCAAACCGTAGGCGGTGAAGCGCTGGTAGTAGGGATCGTTCTGCCCGATGTACGCCATCAGCACAGGGTCCCAGCCCGCCAGATTGAACGTCGCTTCGAGCTTGTTCATGTGCGTCGGCACTTCGATGGCGATCGGGGCGCCGCCGGGTGCGTGATCGACATAGTTCTCTTCCATCGCAGGGAGCTTCAACTCCTGCAGAACGAGATGCGTCGAGATGCCGGGAGCACCGGCAGAGCCCGGGGCTGTGGGTCGCGTGTCGCCGCAAATCAAGTTGGCGCTTTCCATCACGTAGATCGTTGCGTTAGCCATAGACGATTCCTTTCCAAAGGAGTGAGTGGCGGGCAGATGGTGCTGCCCGCCCGACGGTTACGACGCGAGATTGAGTTGCGTGGCGAGATCGGAAACCATCGCATCGATCGCCTCACGGTAACGCGAAGACTCGATGGTGATGTGCTTGAGGACCGGCGGCTCTTCGGCGCGGAAGCCCACGGTCAGATGCCCGAGCCGGATTTGCTCTGGCGAATTTCCCTCGGTCCTGAAGTTCACATCGTAGCCGAGGATGTGCTGATCGGCTTCCAGATCGCGAAGGAAGAATTCCATCGTGTTGAGGATCGCCTGCACGGTGTGGCCGATGATGTTGAAGCGACCGAGGAAGAAGCGCAGCGCGCGCAGCATTCCCAGATGGATGTAGTCGCGACCTCTCATCACGTTGTACATCTGCCACAACGGGTCTTCGCCCGCATTGTCGGTCGAGATCAGCACGAAGCCGCCCGACGCGATCGCGAAATCGTCGCCCACCTCACCACGAATCAGCACGCCGATGTTCGCACCCAGCAACTCCTGCGCTTCGTTCGCGCTGTCGGTGAGATTGAAGCCGATCTCACGGTTCGGGCTGATGATGCCCTGCACCGCTTGGTTCGCCGCCGAGTGGAACGGGGCGCCGGTCTCGTGGTCGCGCCGCACCATGATTCCCGCCATGCGTGGCGCCAGCGGCCTGATCACGATATAGCTCGTGATCGGGTCCATCACGCGACAGCCGCCGCTGATCGGAATCAGGCGATGGCTCTGCATCGTCTCGCGCCAGTCTATATCGTTTTGAAACGACGCGCCCGAGCTCTCCACGATCATCATGCCGAGCAACTGGTTGCAGATCGACGTTGCTCCGGCGACAACCGGGTTGGCGCCAGCAACGATCGTCGCAGTGTACGCTGCGGTCGTGCCGGTTTCCTGCCACACGATGTCGAACGTCGCACCCGTGCCGCTGCCGCTGGTCTGGATCGCTACCAGTGGTTCATCCGGTGGCACCTCAGTGCCGACGATAAAGCCCGGCGTGGAGACGTTCGCCGTCAACACCTCACCGCCGGGACCGACCGTCACCACGGTGACGATCACCTGATGCTCAAGAACGACTTGCTCACCGACGCCGTAGCCGATGCCGCCAGATTCCACCGTCGCCGATTGAGCCTGATTGCCCGGGGGAGGCACATCGATGGTCGGCGGCGTGTCGTACCACGCACCCGGCAGTTCGAGCTCGACCGCGCCAAGTTGACCGTTGCTCAGACCATAAGCGTGGCCAGTCGCCTGTACCGCGTCAGGACCACCGCCGGAGAACGTCACCGGATACATGTGATCGGTGACATAGCCCGAACCGGGCGCCGTGCGCTCGATATAGCCGACACCGTTGGCCATCTGCGAGGTGTAGCCCGGCGCCGTGAGGATGCGCGGCGTGAAGCCGAGCTTCTGCGACGCCTTGAGGAACGCCCACATGCCGGTGCCCGCGAGACTGTCGCCAGCGATCTTCGAGATCGTTTGCTGCAGCTTGATCGCCGGATCTGGATCGGTGCCTTCGGGCGTGCGCACGATGACGATGCGCGCAGCGAACTGCGTCTCTCCCAACTGATCGTTGATGCCGCGAACCGCATCCGCGAGATAGCCGAGATCGCCGAGCTTCTGCGTCTTCCGGCTGTCGTTCGAGTTGATGAACACCGGAGTGTCGTACGGAAACACCGACGCATCGGCGAGCGGCGCCGGGCCAACGATGCCGATGGTCGAAAGGTCAGCGGCCAGTACCGGACGCGCGCCTTCGTCTACTTTTCGAATTGAAATACCAAAGACCGGATCAGCCATTCTGATTTCTCCTGTTAAAGATGTGGTTAGATCACGTGAGCGGGCGTCATGATTTCGAGAGCCTTGATCGTCAGCGCGTGCAGCCTCACCGACAGCACCAATATCGGCTCGGCGGTCGCTGACCTCGCCGAGAAAATCCGAATCTCGCGGACATAGTCGCCCACGGTCTGGTCCTGCACGATCGGTGTCACCATCACCGAGCCAACCGGATTGCACTCCATCGCTGTCGATAGCATTTGCAACGGTGATGGCGATGGGATCGCGTGCGCGGGCGGCACGGGTGTCGTCTGTCGTCCTTCGAAGAAGGCAATGTCAGCCATGTTCGCTCCTGTGTTACTGCAAGGCTTTGATGACGTACGTCGAGATATTGGCCATGCGCCGAATCGAGACGATGAAGATGTGGCCGTTGGTGGTAGTCATTAGGTCCCCAGTGTTGGTGCCGACCGTGAAGCCACTCCATGCGATCGCACCAGCGCCAGCGCTATTGACAATCATCAGATCGACCGCGCAATCCACCGTCGGCGCCGTGACGGTGAAGGTGCCGACATTGCCGATGCTCTGGTAGTTGCCGTTGAACGGATTGATGGTGATGTTTCCTGCCGGAGACACGAACACGTTGAAGTTAAATCCACCGGAGATGGTCTGGCCGCCATTGAGAGAGAGCCTGCTTGCACCCATGCTGGCGACCGTGTCGTCAACATACTTCTTGGTCGATGCCATCAGCGGCTGTGATGGCGCGGCATACAGATACAGCGGCCCTGTCATCGACGCGCCCGAGGACGACATCGAGTCGCGCAGATACTCGTTCATGCGCGCGCGGGTCCAGTATGTGGTCGGAAATGAAGTGTCGTTCGAACCAGTGTCGGGATGTACGCCCTTCTGCACGCCCTCGAACACCGAGGTGCCATCCTTGCGGATGTAGTTGTACAAATCGAGACCGGCGCCTTCCAGATCGTTCGCGGCCTGCAAGATCTCTTGATGCATAATGACGATTTCGTTGTAGTCGGCGACTACGACATCGTGCATCGGCCCGACAGCATCATGGTAGAGCTTGGTGCTATCGGCCATGCCGGGCGTCGATGATACCACCCAATCATCGAACGGCCCCGGGTTGCCGTGCAGCGCGGTGATCGTCACCTCCAAGATGCCGAGTTTTTGGTCATAGGACATCGTGCGCGCGATCGCGTAGTCATCCGGAGAGTGCTCAATGATGAGATACGGTGAGGGCGTGAAGGTGTCGCGCTGCACGCCCTCCTCAACGGTGAAGGTCATGTAGCCCATCCCCAGCGTCATCAGGCCGGTGATCGGCGCCAACAAGAAACCAAGTTGCGTCACCTCCAGAATGTCTTTGGTCGCCGGGATCAAGATCTCGTTCATGCGCAACAGCGCAGCGGCGCGAATATCCTCGTTGACGCCAGCGAGGAGATCCTGCGTCGATTCGAGATTCTGAAAGCGACCTTCGAGCGAGGGCAACAACCGCTTCATATAAGGAAGCAGTTGCGTGCCGGGTTTTAGTTCGAACTCTTCATCCAGCCGCTTCAGCGCCATGTGGTTTACGCCTTCTTCTTGGCCTTGCCTGTCGCTTCCGCTTGGCTCGGTGCCACGTCCGGATTCTGCGGCGTGTCGCCGATCTCCACCGCGTCAACGATGCAGGGCTGCACCTCCGGATCGAGGCACGTCTCTCCGGTCATCTGGTACGACTTCGCCGGAGACAGAACGCGGCCCGCGAACATGCACGCCTTGCCGAGGGTGACCTGATAGACCTTCCCGGCAACGAAGGTTGGGATGGCGCGATCGCTCTTCTTCCACTCCGGCGGCGAGTCTTCCGACGGTGACGCCGGACCGCCGATCTGGATCACGCGATCATCGATCCATTCTCCCTTTCGCACCTCGCGCCGCGAGCCCTTGCCGTTGGCTGGCGCGTTCGGCATTGGCCCCGACGTTCCCGACGTCGAGCCCATCGAGCCGGGATCGAGTGCCGCGCGCGCCTTCGCTAGCGCAGCCTCGTCCATCGGCATGTTAACGTTGCGTTGCGGAAATTCTTCTGTGGCCATTGTACAAGCTCCATGATTGTTTTAGATAGGGAAAGTGAGGGCGGGCCTTGGCCAAGAAGGTCATGAAACCCATTCGACTGTTGTCTCTGGGCTCGCCCTCACACCTCAAGCAACAGCGACGTCGATGCGTTCGCCGACGAGATAACAGGCGTTCACGTTGTCCGTGGTGCCCTCCATGCGGATTTTGTACGCGGTGATCGCAGTGCCGCCGAGCGCTGCCAAATTCCACGTGCAGTGGCGCAGCAACACAGTCGGATCATCCGGATCGACTTCGTCCTCGATCAGTGATGGCGTCCGCACACTGGTGTAGCCCGCACCAGTCAATAGGCGCGGAATGAAGGTGTGGTACGGCGCACCACGCCACGACTCTAGCCGGAAATCTCCGTAGACCGTCGTGACGGGTCCGGGCGTGGTCCGCGCGGTACTGATGTGGCGGAAGTCCGAGCGAGGCCGCGACGTCAGCGATCGCGAATTCGCCGCCACACCGAAGCCGGGCATTTCGTCGGTCGTGCCCACCAGTGTGATCCGGAATGGCAACAGCGGCGGCAGCGCAACGAGCGGGTTGGTGTCGTAGTAGCCGAGCGGCACCCACGCGCCGTTGACTTGCACCTCGAAATTGATCGTGGTGCCGGGCGGGCGCGTCGAGTCGAAGTTCAAATCGATCGCCGAGATACCGCCGTTCAATTCCAGCGACAGCAGTTGCGCGGTGCACTGCGTGGTGCGGAATTTCGCGAAGTAGAGCCGGAAAGAAAGATCCTTGGTGAGATCGCCGAGCGCCCACGCTCCATCGGTGGAAGTGAACATCGAGCCTTGCGCGAACTTGTTGTTGTGCACCAACGCGACGAAATGATTGCCGGGCGTCTGTAGGACGAAGGCGTAACGCTGACCCTTCGCCAGATAGGTCGGCAGGAAGTCGAACTTGGTCGCGTTCGGTGACGGTCGCAGCAAGTCCGCAGGCTTGGTCGAGCGCGCAATCGTTCGCTCGAAATTCGGCGCACCGGCTTCGTTACATTCGCAGATCAGGCAGTGCACGTCGCCCGTTGCCGCGATGCGGGTGAAGAAGATATCGACGCCAGTCAGCCAGCCGCCCTGTGAATTGAGATAGGTCTGCGAGATCACCGAGCCCGACAAACCATCGACCGTGATGACTTGCCGCCAGTAATACGAGTCCACGATTTCATCGACCCAGAACTGCACGAGCCGGAGCACCGTGTGGTTCGGGTTGTCCATCACGTCGAGGATCTGGAACGTCTCGGTGCCGCGCGTCAGGATGTTGCGGATCGGATCGTAGATCAGATCGGTGTTCGGCGTGTAGCCGCCGACAGCCGCAGGAGGCATACCGACGTTCGTTCCGTAGTCGTGACCGGCTGGCGCGAACCACCAGACGCCGTTCGAGCAGACCACCATCGGCGTGCCCCAACGAATGCGCGTTCTGGTCTTGGCGCAGAGCTCCCACGAGATCGTTTGATACTGATACTGGGAGATCGACAGTTCGGAATCCTTGCCGAGCACCTCGATGCGCACCACTTGGTCGTACACAGGCAGAACGAAGTTGGCCTGATTGATCACCGCCGGGTCCATCGGGTTCAACAGCCCAAACTGCGCCTCGCGTTCGGCGGCGTTCGGGAAGCGAATACCCTCCTCGCACTTAGCGAGGTAATCCACGTTCTGCAGATCGGACTCGTCCGTGGTTAGGAAGTGATCGGCGCCCCACATCGAATAGGTGTCAGGCAGGCCAACCTTTTCCTTCACGCGCGCGACGTCGGTTGCGATCTTCAGCACGAACTTCATGCCAGCGGTGCCGTTCAAGCGCACAGCCAGCGCGGCCATGTCGGTCGCCAGTGTGTCGAGCCGTGACGCAGTCTGCGCACGCCATGCATCCATCTCGTTCAAGCGGTCATCGAGATCAGCAAGGTTCGGCGCCCGGTTCTCGTTCACCATCTGGATCGAGATGATGCCGGTGCTGTCGAGCAAGATCCAAGCAACCGCCAGCGTGTTCGATGCCACGCTCGGATGCTGCGGGTCCGGACCTTCGGCGCCGATCACGGTGCTGATGTTGGCCCAGCGACGGCTTTCGGTGGAGACCACACGCGCGACGGTGGCACGCGTCACCGGATCAGTCAGGAAGGTTCTCGGCTCGGTGTCGGTCTCGATCTCTTGGCCCCAGACCACCACGCCGACATATCGACGCGTCACCACCGGGAGCACGCCGAGCAAGTCGAGAGAGGCGCCGCCCTCGCTGTCGTTATAGAACACCAAGCCGTTATGGTAGAGCCGCCCGTTGCCCACGGTGACCACCGCTGGCGCCGTCTGCACCGTGGTGAAGCCCGTGTACGCCATGCTCGGGATCAAGGTATCCACAACGACATGGTCGAAAGATGCACGCGGGAAGAGGCCGAAGTTATTGAAGTCTTCGACAGTCACCTTCTGCCAGTCTTGGATGTTTACCTTGCGTTCCATTTTGCTGCCTCTCCTAGAGTAGGTTGAAGACCTGTTGGTCGATAGTTGTCTCGTTGTACGCGCGTTCGCGAAGCTCGATCAGGCGCGTCGGGTCGAATGCCGTTCGCACGCGGTCGCGCAGCGCTTGTGAAGTGACGACAGCACGGCATGCGCGATCGAAGTCGCTCATGTCGATGGTGCTGGCGAAGTAGTTATCGTCTACGGTGATGCCTTCATCGGCGAACCACGACCACCAATCGTCATCGGCATTGAGCTTGATCATGAGATCGGCGGTGTAGGCAGGCCACGACACGTAATCGACGCCGACGAAAGAGACGCCGCCCGTGATCGTGCCGACAATCGCCGGGTCATAGAGGAAGACGCGATCCGCCAGCATGCGCGCCGCGTCGTAGCCAGCATCGGCGTAGTAGACGATAGGCACCGGCTGCGTCGGTATCGGCGGCGGCTGCGTCGGCAAACCTGACGGCGGATACGCGATCGGATGCTCCGGATGCGGATCGGGAATTATAATCGGATGCTCCGGATGCGGCAGATCGCTCGGGTTGACAATGTTGCGGCTGTCGCTCCAGTCACCGACGAAATAGAAACTGTTGCCCCAGCCGATGTCGCTCTCGCGCTCGTAGCGCACGTCGATCGGCTCCATGCCGGGCAGCACCGTGTCGAGATGCAGTTGGCTCTGTTCGTGGCTGTAGCTGCCATCGATGCGCACCGTGATCAGTTTTGGCTTCACTGTCTCGGCGCAAACGAACTGCTCGTCGTTGACGAAATCCTCGGTGCCCATGTAGGCGGGACCAGCGAGCCCGGGGATCGCGATCCGCTCGAAGTCCACCGAGGTGACGCCGTTGATCTCTTTCGTGAAGGTGTAGATCTGCAGCGGAATGTCTTGACCGCGCACTCGCAGATACGCCTTGCGCCCGTGCAGTGCCTCGCCGTCATCGAGCCCGACGAAATCATTCACGCCGCCATCGCGCACGTACATGACATCGACGCCGTCCCAGCCGATGCCTTCGTAGAAGGTGATCCGCACCTCGGGCAGAAGATGTATCCACGCGTCGTAGGCTTCCTTCGACATCGACGGTGAGGCAAAGAAACACTGCGGTGGTCGCAGCGCTTGCTGGATGGTGTAGCCGGGAGGTCCAACGAAATCGCGCCCGGAATAGTTGAGCGCCATCTCGATGCCGTCTTGGGTGCCGCGCAGCGACTTGTATTCGAACTGACGCGCGACCCATTCGCGCTGCGTGCTCTCGCTCCAGCCGTCCTCCCACAGCATGACGCCCATTGCGTATCCAAGATACGGGAGGTTGTTCACGCTGATCGCGTACGGGTCCCATTGATCGTGAATGATCTCGGCGTAGGTGCCGATCAGCCGTTCGCCATCGACGTCGGCCATCGCCTTTTCGAGGCCTGACGCCGCACGATAGAGCAACTTCGCACCGGGATATTGGATGATCCCTTCGGTGACGATGTCGCTGCTCATAGGGCACGTCCAGCATTGCGCACGGTGACTTGCGTGACCTTGATGACCCAATCCATCGCCACAAACACGTCGTCTTCAGGCAAGAGGATATCGACGTGATGCACGCCGGTCAGACGACACGCGGCATGGATCGCGGTGTGGGTGTGATCGTGGCCTAACCAGTACTGATCGTTGACCAGCGTCGCGAGGTTGTTGACGATCTGCTTCATCGTCGTGTCGGCGTTGGCGCCGGGATAGAACCAGATGTCGAGCTTGTACTCGATCTCGCGGATCTTCGGTGGATTGACCGAGATCACGTCGGTGAGCCCCTGCCGTGACAGCGATTGAATGTACGCGCGGATCGTCACCAACTCCTGATCGGTCGGCTTCGGATCGGCGGGCGGCTCTTTCAGACACGTGATCAGAATTGTCGGGTAGTAGTCATGTTGAACACTGCGGATCGCGGTGACATCGCGCAGGCTCGGCATCGCGGTTAGCGCCCAGAATTCGTACGCCTCCGCCGTGCCGTGCGGGCTCAGCGTGTTCGGCGAGAGCCAGATCCGGCGCCGGTAGCGATCGTCGCTTTCGTTCGGCAGGCGAGGCACGCCGCCGGGATAGCGCGATGCAATGGCGTCGAGATCGGTGCCGATCGCATAGGCCAGCGTGACCGAGCGCGCCGCCTGATTGACGCGGTCGCGCAACATCAACTCGAAATACGAGCAGGCCTCTTGGTTGATCTTGATCGGATCGAACTCAAGGTTCTCGACGTCATACTGCGCCGCCGTTGGCGGATCGTAATATGCCCACAGTTGCTTCAGCCGCCCCATCCGCTCGGAGAGGATCGCCTCGACGTCGATCTTCTCCAGCACGATCATCGGCTGCAGATTCGCAGGCAGGATGACCGAGATGCGATCGGTCAGCCGGTCAGCCAGCGCCTGCCCTGCCTGCGAGATGTTGCCGAAACTGGTGTCGCTCATAGTGCGCTCCCGGGCGGGATGTTAGGTGTGGTGCCGATGCCGCCGGGAGGTGCGCCAGCGATGTAACCCGCTTGGCGTTCCCAGATGTTATAGCCGCGCGAGACCAGACCAACTGCGCGCCTGACTTGCGGGTCGTTGTTGCCGAGGTGGCCGCGTGGTCGGTAGACGCCTTCCATCGCCGTGGTGAGCTTGCCAGTGCGGAGCTCCTCCGGCGACGTCAGCATTGAGCCATCACCACGCACGCCCGTGCGCACGCGCTGAATGCGGTAGTTCGGTTCGTGCAGATCGAGCGCGGTGGCGATCGCCCAATAAAATCTGCAGATCGTCGTCTCGGTCGCGTTCTCGCCGATCAGATGCGGCACGTAGCAACCGACCCAGCGCCGCAGCACGCGCTCGTGATACTTCGTGGAGAAGATCAGGAGCATCGATTGGATGACGTGATCCCACCCGGTGAGAACCTTCCCGGTATATCGATCCATACCGATGCGCACGGGATTGAGGACGATGCGGCCAAATCTGAGATCCGGCCACATGTCGAGCGTTGGATCGTAGACGTAATCCCCCGCCATCGATCAGGCCTTCGAAGTCGTCGCTGCCGCGCTCTTCGTCTCGGCCTTCTGTTCGGCTTTCGGCTTGCCGTTCTTGCCCTTCGATGCGGCCTTGCGGCGAAGGCTGCGCGTGAGTTTTGCGGGCTGGCCAGCCATCCCCGGATGACCGGACTGGATCTTGCGATCGTATCGCGGGATGCGCCCGGGTCGGGCGTCGTTGTCTTCGCTGCGCCCGCGCGTGATCTGCCCGAGCAACTTCTTGTGCGCTGCGCTGATTTCCCCGACCGGCTTCTCGCCGACGATGCCCTGATCGATCCAATATTGAACTTGCTGCGTCACCGCGAGCACGTGGTTGGTATCGTCCTTCGGATTGCCCTTGTCGTCCCTGTCCTGCAGCACGCGCAGGCCGCCGAAGGTGTCGGAGACATTGGGATCGTAGAGATAAAACTTCTGCAGAATGCGGGGAGTTCTAACCATTGCTGCCATGTTGGCCTCTCCTGTTGAGATTTACGCGTCGTCGTTCTTGATAGGGTCTTTGCCGAGAATCGGCGGCTGCGAGAAAATGATCTTACCCTTGGCGACCACCACCCAGTCACTCCCCATTCGGATCTTCGCGCCATCTTTGTGCGAGGCGACGCGCGAATCTTTTCCGACGCGGAAGGTGTGGCCGCCATCTTTGTTCATCCGAGCTTTCATCACAGCTTTATCGCCGCCGACGTGCCCTTTTTTCTGTTGCTTCTGTCCGCCGCCGCCACCACCGCTGCCGCTTTGCCCGCCGGATTGCTGGCCTTCCTGCTTCTTGTCGTCATCGGGCTGCAGCCAGTGATCGTGACCGTCCTTGGTGGTCTTGCCGCGCAGATCGTCTAGCTGATAGCTCTCCTCGTCCTGCCCCGAGCCGTCGGCATGCTCGGGCGTCTTGAAATCCTTGTTGGGTGCGTAGGGCATGAGCATCCCCTGAGAGATGTCACCGCCGGGCGAGAAGATGGAAAGGTTCTGTCCCTTCTTGTAAAACCGCTGCTCTCTGGCGCCGCCCCTCATGTTGTTCGTGTTGAGCCACGGAGAGAGGATGTCTTTTCCGTCCTTGTCCTTGCCGAGGCTCATGCGGAGCTTGGTGCCCTTGACCTCATGCACGGTGCCCTTCTGCGTCTGTTGCGACATCTGTCGCCGCAGATCCGCGATCTGTCCAAGCAAGCGCTGGTAGTCGTCGGCCATGCGCGCCTCACTTCAATTCGATTTGGATCTTCGTCGTCATCTTCTTCAGGATCTCCTGCGCCATCTGGCGCAGCGTGACGTCGCGGTTCTGTCGCTGGCCTGATCGTTGCGACGGGCTGGTGCCGCTCGTGGTGGACATCGTCACCGGCAGGCGCTTGCCCTTCGGTGCGTACGGCATGATCACGCATCGGCAGTGCGGATGCTTCGGGATGTGCTCGCGCGCGGCCTCGATCGGCATCGGGCCTGCAGCGGCGAGCTCTTCACAGTCTTGGCAAACAAGGTCGTCATCCTGATTGACGATGATCACCAGCGTCTTGGGGCGTTGGGTGCCGAAGTCGCGGCTCTCGCGGCGCCCCTCCAGCGTGGTCGGGTCGTCTTCCAGAAGCCGGTTGTTGACGACGATATCGTATTTCAAATCGTTCTTGGTCGCGCGCTTCACCCGCATCAGGCCGCGCACTTGCTCGACAGCGAGCCCGGTTTCCTTGGAGATGTCCCGGGCGAGAATGGAAACCAGACCGTCACCGACTTCATTGAGACCGACCGAGATGATTGGCTTCGTCGCCTTCTCCGCCCTGTCCAGCTTCCGCGAATATTCTTCAACGGCGCTGGTGTCGATCTTGATCTTCATTCGACCTCGCCATCGGCGACGGCTTTGTCCTTCTTCTCGATCGGCACCGTGGTGGCCACGTTGGTCTCGATGGTCTGCTCATCGACCAGACCGACGTCCTCGTTCTTTTCCATATCGATGTCATCAAACCCGATCTTGCGAACAATCGGCGCCCCGCCTTGCTTGTCGGTGAGATCGTCACCGTACTGCGTTGCGAAGGGCACCATGCTGGAGGCAAGCGGAGCGAGCCCAATGGCGCGCAGCCCGAGCCGACGCACACCTAATGCAGCTTGCACCCGCTCCCATTCCGGCGCCCCCTCGCGCGAGGCAAGCGCCGTACAGATCTCTGCAACATGCTCCATGTCGGCTTCCGGGTGCCTGTTGGAGGTTTCGACAAACTGCATGATCGGGTGATCCTCTGGGATCGGCTCGCCCGGCGGCAGATCGCTGATCACGTCACACACGATTGAAACTTGTCGCGCTGCCCACCTACGGTCGCGGTCGCTACTGGCGCCCCTCTGGCCGGTCAGCCGCTCGATCCGCAGCACGAAACCCTTGAGCAGTTCGGCCCACTCGTTCTGCGGATCGCCCCACAGCGCCGCCAGCGCCTGCGTTTCGACCATGTCAAGCGCGAGCTCCATACCCTCATCCGTCAGCGGGATCTTGATCTGCGCATCGCCTGTGACGCCCTCGACCTTGGAGGCGACACCGATCTCCAGCACCAGCGCGAGCTCGCGGCGCATGCCGTAGATGTCTGTCCCGTTCTGCTCGCTGCGGTTATCCGCGTCGGTGTACACGACGATGTACGGCTTGGCCGCTTCGTTGAGCATCAGCGCCTGCGACAGCGGCGTGTTGTCCGAATCAAATACGCGCTTATCAGCCCAAGTCTGACCGCGCAAGGCCGCCACTGCTGTGAGCCGGGTCAACATTCTGATGACAGACATCAAGCATCCTTGTATGGTCGAAGGGTGAGGGCGGGATCAGTGGTTTGGCCTCATCCATCCTGAAGCCCATGTAGTCTGTGCCGTGATCTCGCCCTCACACTTCAATCTTCCAGCACGCGAACCATGTGCACATCCCACCGCCCGCTATAATCGGGATGAATGAATGTGACCTCGTGCGTCTGGTTGCGATCAGGGAAGAACACGCGATCGCCCTTCTTCAAATCGCACTGCAGAATCGGCTCGTGCCGGATCGACAGCATCGTGTCCACCGTCGCTTGCCGCGTGATCATTGGCCCGCCCACGCCCTCGGTGGCGCCGCGCGTGGTATCGAAGATCCCCGTTGCGATCACCTCGACGCGGTCCGGATCAGGCACGCTCGCACGGTAGCCGCTCTTTTCCGTCCGCATCGGTTTCAGCACAACAGGTTCGCCGAACACGCTATCGACGCGGAAATCTACCGGCTTGCTGTCGTTGACGGTCGCCATGTTAGCCGTGCTCGATGGTTGCAGAGACAATAGTCACTTGCTTGCCGACCAACAGCGCGTTGTCGTCCAGCACAATTTCGAAATCGTGGATCTGGTCCGGCGTGACATCGACGCCCACCGTCATCTCATCGATGATGACATTGCCCGCGCCGTCCGAGATGGTGGCGAGCGTGGCCATGCCCTCGATCGCGACGAAGCCGGTGACCGGCGCCGTCATCACCAGATCGTCGCCAACGAGGTAGAAGCTCGGCATCGGCAGCAACAGCGTGCACAGGATCACGCGCTCGGCGTTGCGCAACTCGATCACGCCGGGCGAGCCGCCGCCATCGATGGCGTTGAGCGTCACCGTCATGCGCGCGCGTTTTACCGGGAGGGAATATTCCATTTATATCACCGCCACATGTGGGACGTTGCGCCTGCGAAACGAAAGATAGAGTTGCCCGTAGGGCGAGGAATTCCAGAAGTCCTCGGACGAGGAGGTGATGTGCTCGGTCTTGCTGGACTCGCCACCCGCCGCACCACTGACGCGATCATAGGTCACCGAACGATCGCGAAAGCGAACGCTCTTCACCCAGATCAATCCAGCTTCGCTATCGATCACGGGCGGCGTGCCACCGCCGCTGCCGCCGCCGCCCGTGATCAATCCGCCGCTCGCCTTGTCATGCAGCCAGAGATAATGCGCGGCTGCATACATCACGGCGAGCTTTGCGTCAGGCCAAAACCACCAAACGTCCACCCACGTCATCGCCGTATCGATGGCCATTTGAACTTGGTCATCGCTGGCCGATGCGAATTCCGGAAACGCGGCCCGGAATTCGGCGATGGTGGGTGGCATGATCGTGGTGATCGCCATGTCAGCGCCCTCGGTGTGCGGTCCGTTCGTCGTCGTCGGCCTTCTTCGCCGTCGGCGCGGCGCCGCGCGTCTTCTCTTCACGCTCGCGCCGCTCCTTCTCCGTCATCGGCGTCACCGTGGGCGCCGCAACCGCTTCACCTGATGGCGTCGGAGGCTCGGTCGATTGCGCGGGCATCTCGACATCGTCCTCGCCCTTCTTCTTCTTCTCGGCCTTGACGCCGCCGTGACTGCCCGAAACCTCGAACGGCTTCGGATCGTCGTGGTTCTCCAAGGTCTGCTGCAGATGTTTGAAGTCTGCCTCAGACATGTTGAACTCTTTTTCCTCGCCGGGACGGACAACCACGTGGCCGCCGTCCTCGGTGTTAAAGCCGCGCGGCTGGCCGCCGGTATTCTTGATCTTCGCCATTTACGTTCTCCTTGATGTGCCATGAATGATTTTATCGAGACAGTTTTCGCGATGGGTCTTCCATTCCAGATGCTTCGGGCTGATGCAGCCGAGATGACCTTTCCCGCAACTATGAGCCGCCTCATGCTTTCGCGTTGGTGGCTTGCCGTGCACTCGTAGACAGATAACACGGTTTACACGGGCTGGTACTTTTCTGCCGTCTCGTTTGACCGTTGCGATCCTCGCGTAACCTTTGTTGTCGCGCGAAAAAGGCCAGATCAAACAAGCGTTGCTTCGCCAACGAAGCGCCTTTTCCAGAAAGAAAGTTGGTTCGCCGTCCGACGCGGTGACGTTCTCACGCAGCGGATCGCCAAACCGTTGCCACCTCTGGCGATGCACACTGCAATAGCCGTGCGCATCATGCTTCTTGCCGCACCCATCAACCGAACACGTGCGACCGTAGACGTAATCCCGAGCCATGATTCGACCTCCATTGGAGGCCCATCATGACGGACATTCCGTCTAAATACTACACGCCATCCAAGTATCTCATGGCTGCGGGGAGCCTAATCTCGACGCCGCCGAGACGGAAGATGCCGGGAATGTCGAACACCAGCGGCCCGCGTTGCCAGACAGGCAGGAAGCGGTGGCTCATCGGGATATGCATCTTCAACACCTCGGGATCACGGCGATAGGCCACCATGCGGCTGATGCCGCCGAGGCCAGCGGTCTCCAGCCCGCGCACGCCCGCGAGCGTGATCGGTCGTCCGGTCTGCACCGTGAGAACGTTGTACTGTTTGATCCAGTCGAGCAGCGTCATTGACGAATACTCAATGATGCGTCCGGCGAGACCGACCAGCACGGCTGGCGGCAACAGGATCGTGTCGGCGTAGTAGAGCCAATTCGTACCGGTCGCGATGCCTGTCATGGCCGAGTTGATATCGCGGATGACTTGCTGGTTGGTCTTGCTGGCGAACGTGGTGGCGCCCGCAGCACCATCCGCAGGAGCGGTCGTCGCTGTCACCAGCGATGAGTTGATCAGCCCCTGCATGTTCTTGGGCACCGAGCCGCGCAGGGCAAGGTTGTCCACGAACTCTTCGTAGGCACGACGGCAAGCCGCTGCTTTGTCTGCAGTAAGGTTGAGGCCGGGCGTGTTCATCGCGTTGGCGACTTCTTCGAGGGTGTATCGATAACCGATCGCGGCCATCTCCATCCCACGTTCGAACTTCTCGCGGCTCAGTTCGGCCAGCGGCACATCAAGCGCCGTGTGGTGAAACCAGTCCGCGCGACCGACCATATCGGCGCTGTAGTAGGTGATCGACTTCACCCACTCGTTGCCGGTTGCGGTATCGACCGGGACGAGGTCAGGGTACTGCACTTCCGGATATTGAATCCGGATCACCTGACTCTCGATCGCCGTGGTCTGATTGACCACGAAGTTATACGCGAGTTGCTGCGCGTCTCTCTGAAACATGTGGTAGTTCATAGCTCCGTCCTCCTGACGGTGTGATTGAGATTTGCTGGAAAAAATCGAGACGCGTGCTTAGCGCTGGATGCCCAACTGCACGACGTTCAATTCGTTAGCGGGGCGAGCGTATTTCCACCGCGCGCCGGGCACCGGGCCGACCGCACCCGTGTTGGTCAGCACGCCATCCACCGCACCGAAATGCACGGGATCGCCTGCCAGTGTCGGCACGGTGGCCGTGGCGAAAATCTCGCCCTTGGTCAGCACGCCGACGTTGAAATACTGCGCGTATCCACCGTCGGGCACGCTGGAGCCGACCGGATAAACGCTGGTCGGGTCGAGGATCGTGATGCCGACAAAGCCCGCCACCGTTCCGCCGAGCAGGCAGTTGATGTCGGCAGCGGTGGATTGCGACACCGCACGCGCCGGAGCGATCGGCGCCGCGCCTTCGACCGAACGCGTCACCGCGTTGTAGTCCACCATCCGGTTGATCATTCCCGGGAAACCCTGACGCATCTGCTCGGGGAAGGTGGACTGCACTACGGCATAGGGCGAGACCTGTGCCAACTGTTGCGCGTTGCGCGCGACGAGCTCGCCTTTGTTCTTCGCGGGCTCCTCGTGCTTAACGTCGTCTCTCTGAGAAACTTCAGCCATTATCGTAACTCCTGTTGAAGATGGATTGAGACGCTGGTGGTGCTCTTACTGAGCGACGCGACCGCCTGCGGTCTTCCAGCGGTTGGACAGATCGTTGTTGTAGTCGGTGTAGGCCTTCGCGCGCGGATCGCCGCTGAGCTCGTTGTTGGCGACGAGGCTGACGACGTGCTGCAGACCGTTGCCACCGGCGCCCGTATCGGAGACCGACAGCGTGTTGAACGAGGCGGTGATCATGTCCTCGGTCCAGTCCTTGGCGACTTCGCCGAGCTTGGCGAGAACGACTTGCTTGCGCATCTCTGCGTCGGTCTTGCCCTCGGTCACCAGCGTATCGCCGATGATCTTCTGCGCCCGCTGCACGGTGGCGACGCGTGCCGTCACCATCGCGTCGAGCTTCTGTGGCGTCATCTTCGCGTCGGCCAGTTGGCTCTTGAGCGTGGTGAGTTCGGCATCCTTGGTCTGCACCAGAGCCGTCGCGTTGGCGACTTCGGTTGCAGCCTTGGCTGAGTCGTTCTGCGCGGTGGTCTGCGCAGCGGCGAGTGCGGTCTGTGCCGTGGCGAGATCCGTTGCGAACTTGGCGAGCGCGCGTTCGACAATTTGCGCGTCGCGGTCTTCGAGGGTAACCGGCAGGCTATCTACGGTGATGGTGCGGGTGGACATGGTGTCTCTCCTATCGTTGTCTCCCATACGAAGCTGAGGTCCACCACGTGCTGTATGGGTGATAGCGACGTGGTTGGCACGAATTCCAGTTTGCTTGGCTTGGTACTTTTCGCCGGTTGGCGTGACGCCATCGGCCCACTCGATCACAGCGGAGTAGCCGACCGAGAGCTCGGCCCTGCCGCTCTTCACTTCATCGACGGCCTTGGCGTCCATCAGGATCAGCGGCACGCGGATGAATTCACCGTCGCGCATCACGTCCTCGCCGATGTGTCCGACCGCGAGATCGCGCCAGTTGCTGGCGGTAACCGGCACGTCAGGGTGCTCGATCGTCACCGGCTTGCCCGCCAGCGAGCGCACCGCGTCTTTCGCGAACACCTCGCCCTCGGGACGATAGACCCGCACTCTCTCCAGATCGGTGCGGCCCATCTCGGCGCCGAGATATTCCTGAATCCCGGTGCGAGCGATGCGCGGCATGCAGATCATGTAGCCGTCGCTGGTGACGCGCAGCTTGGTCTGCTTGTCTTCGAGCACGCCTGCATCCAGCACAGTGCGCTCCACGAATTGCGTGGTCTTCGTCTTCATGATGTCACCTGTGGGTTATTTCGGCGGCGTTGTGATCGGTGGCGGTGTCAGATGCGGCAACGGCGTGCGGCATTCCACCGTGGCGTTGATCAACTTTTCAATCAGTTCAAATTGTGCCTTGTCGCGCGCCGCAGTGTTGGCGGCTAGTTCGCCGATGACGTAGCCGCCGAAAATCAAAAACCCGGCGTTCAAAAACAGAAGAGCCAATGCCAGCGGTGCCGATCTCGCCGTGTCGTAGGTGTTGGTCGCCGCGCGCCTGAGTTCATCGACCATGTCGGCACCTACTTGTTCAACACACGATCAATGATGCGCTTGATCTGGTCTTGATTGGCGTTGATCTTCTGTTCGAGCACCGCCAATCGCTCATCGATGCGCGTCATGCGTGCCACGGTGTACTCTGCTCCCCGAGTCTCCATGATGCTGACTCTGGTCTCTAGCTTCGTGAAGTAGGCGAGCATCGAAGCGCCGCCAGCGCCAATGGCGATCAGTTGCGCCACCAGAAAATAGATCAGCGTTGAATTTTCTTTGAACCAGTTTGACGGTGGCGGCGGTTGCCGATGCGGCGGACCATATGGCGGCATCTGCGTTTGATCATCAAATCGCACGCGCGGTCCAGCATCGGACATCGGACCTACTCCGGAGGAGGAGGCGGCGTCACCTCCGGCGGAGGAGGCGTCGGCGCTGATCCCGGCAACAGCATCGCCTCTTGAGGAGGATTGTCGATATCTTCCTGCCGCCACTTCTCAAGGAGCGCATTCAGCGCAGTCAACAGCGTCTCGAACTTGATCTTCTTGCCATCGACGTCAACCTCCGCATCCTTGATGGGGCGGTTGATAATGGCACCGGGCACCACGCCATAGTCGCCAACCGCCACCTCGTGATAAACGATCACCAAATCGCCAGCGAACTCAAGGCGACTAAGGCGACGGTTTACTTCAATCGTCTCTTTCATTTCGCAATCCTCTCCTGATAGTGGCCGTTGGCACTGCCGCGCGCCGGGTCAGGCACTGGCGTGCGGCTTGGCGACGGTGGCGGAATATCCGGCGACGGTCCCGGGTGTCCCGGCTCCGGATTTTCTGGCCGCGCTGGATTCGGCAACGGCTTCTGCGGCTCGGGCTGCGGCGGAGGATTTGGATTCGGTTGCTCCTGCGGATGCTGTCCCTGCACCTCGATCATGCTGCGCAGCATGATGATCTGGATGTGCTGGTCGCCAATCAGTTGGCGAACCTCGCGCTCGATCTTCTGGGTTAGCTGGTCTGTCTTGTCCGTCATGTCAGATTCCCATCATTGGCATGTTGAAGCCCGATGCGGGCAGTAGGTAGGTGAAGCAATTCGCCAGAGTCGCCGTACCGTAGCCGTTGGTCGCCGTGATGCTGACCACTCCCTTTGCATGCGGCGGCGTCTTGAAGGTGAGCGTGTTGGCATCGACTACGACGAGATTGGTTGCCGCAATGCCGCCGACCATCACGCTAGTAGTACCGGCAAGGTTAGCGCCGGTCATCGTGATATCCGTGCCGCCAAAGATCAGACCGATTGCCGGGACGGGTGAGGTGATCGCACTGAGCGATGGCGGCGTGACGAAGGTGTAGACTACGCCGCTGCCGCTGCCGTAGGCATTGGACACTATGACGGTGGCGGCACCAGCCGCGCCCGCAGGCGCGTAGCACTGCACGCCATTCGCATTGATGTTCGAGATGCTAGTACCAGCCACGCCATTGAACGTGATCGATGTGACGCCGCTCATGTTCGCGCCGTAGATCGCGACATAGTTGCCGCCTGTTGTCGGTCCCGATGCCGGTGCGGCACTGCTGACCGATGGCGGCGTGACATAGGTGTAGAGACTTCCGCCGACGCCCGTCATGTACGGGCCGTAGACGTTGACGTTGTAGGTGCCCGCGCCGCCTGCGGATGTGTAGCCAACCACCGCGCCTTGATGCGGCACACTCATGCTCGTGATCGGTGCGCCGCCGATATTAGCGCTGGATATGCCGACGAAACCGCTGCCGCCAATCGTGACATACTGACCGCCGGTGGTTGGTCCACTGCTTGGCGTTACCGACGAGACAACGATGGTAGCTGTTGGCTCATACGCATAAACGAGAAGACCGCCGCCACCAGCACCACCGATGGCCCTTGAGCCAGCATTTCCTCCCGGCCCGGCTACTCCACCGCCACCACCTCCGTAATGTCCACCGGGACCGCCGTACATTCGCCCGTTAACTGTACTGCTCAATGGGCGAGCGCCACCGCCACCGCCACCCGGCCCCCAAGGTCCATACCAGTTTCCATTTGCACCAGCGGCACCACCGGCACCACCACCACCTATCTGGTTGCCATTGCCATTGCCGCCAGCCGTTTGAGCATACTGCGCCCCGCCACCGTCTCCACCTTGCGATCCGTTGCCGTTAGGACCACACCCGCCGCCGCCACCACCGCCACCGCTGTAAGGATAGTTCGCAGAAGTGCCGCCACGTCCTCCGGTGTAACCTATCGCACCCGCAACACCGCCACCGCCAGCACCACCTGTTGTCTGACCGTTTGCATAGTTGCCGCCGCCACCGCCCGTGCAATACAGAACGCCTGACGATATGAACCAAGTGCCAGCCGCTCCAGCGCCAACACCAGACGTGCCATTGTAGGCGTCAACGTCAGCACCCGCAGCGCCAGCGCTGATGACATAAGTGTATGCTTGGCCGGGAGACATTGCGTAACTATAGATGCGCGCCCATCCACCACCGCCGCCACCCGCCGCGCTAGCGCCAGAGCAGCCAGCGCCACCGCCGCCGCCGGGACCAATCACATCGCAAAATTCACCAGCACGGCTTCTGAATCCATAGCAGTCACCGGGCACGGTCCAGTTCGCGGTGCTTGGCCCGATGGCGCCAAGTGAAACCAGATTGTAGAAGATGCCTTCTTCGTAGAGCCACGTTGGATCGATCCCGCCCTCCGACCACGGCATCTTCTGCGGTAGTCTCTGGATGTAGCGATCCTGCCGGATGTTGGCGGTGACAACGCTGTACATAAATTCGTCAGCATCTTCACGGTCCTCAAACCATCCCTTCCATACCATCTCGCCATTGCTGCGAAACGCTTGAACGATGAAGTAGACGCCAAGGACGTTGCCGGTTTCGCGGCCTTCCCACCATATCGGTGGCCGCCACTGCTTGTAGTGCAGCGGCGTCAGATATTTGGCGCGCGCGATGTTTCGGTCAGGCAGTATGATCATTGCAGCGCCTTAACTACATAAGTTGATATTGCATTGATACGGCGGAACGAGATGATGAAGCGATCTCCGTTCGCCGTCGTCAGTAAGTCTCCTGTGTTGGTGCCGATCGTGAAGCCGGAAAATGTAATCGCACCAGCGGTCCCGCTGTTGGTCACCATGAGATCAATCGCGCAATCACTGGTCGCCGAGTTGATGGTGAAGGCTCCGTTGTTGGCGATGTACTGATAATTCCCGAGCAGCGCATTGATGGTGATGTTGCCTGCCGCCAGCGGCGCCGGAGCAAATAAGAAGCCGCCCGTGAGTGTCTGTCCGCCCGCCACCGCGAGCCGTGTGCTGTCGGTCGGGTGAACGTGGTCCTCGCGCGAATAGGCGTCCGAGATGCCGCCATCAGCGGCGCCATTCATCAGCGGAAGGGAATTGCTCGGCGATGAGTTGAGCCTGACCGTCCATTTTTCGCCGTCCCATGTATAGGTCGAGATTCCATCGACCGGTGGCGATGGATAGGTCTGGCCGATGCTCGGCGCGTCTGGAAAATTCAAACTCATGGCGGTGCTGCCTTGTAGGGATGGCCAGCGGGAAGCAGCGTCTGCAGCCCCCATTTGTGCGAGAGATAGCCCTCGATCCGCTGCCGCTCGCTTTCCAGATTGTTCGGAACGAAGATCACTTCTCTGACCGCGCCAAAGCCCTGCGTCGGTGGCGTACCCATGTAACAGCCAAACATCGTTGTCGCAGCACTGGTGGCCGGAAGGGTGGTGCCGGTAGAGCGCAGCACGCCACCGTCACGCGATATTTGCACGACGGTGCTCGGCGCAACGCGCGCGAAGCAAAGACCATCCACCGCTGGCCAAGTTAGCCCTTCATAAAGATCGAGCGCTGCCGCCGCAGCGTAGGGCGGCGAGTAGTTCTGACCAGCCGTGACGTACCATCGATAGTAGCGGTAGGTCCCCGGATTATCGCACGCATAGCCGACGACCGCCGAACCCGTCGCCTGTATTGGATTGTTCGTGACGGTATCGACCGTCGTCCAATTCACATTGTCGTTCGATCCCTGAAACAGCCAGTCCTTCCATTGCTGCGGAGAGTTGGCTTCCGGACGCACTTGATAGGTGTAGCCGGTGACATACTTGGCGGAGCCAAGATCGATCTTGATCCAGTAGGCTTCGGTCGTGGTCGGGTTGGCGCTGTGCGAATAGGTGCTGGCGTTTCCATCCCATGAGTACCACGCCGGATAGCCAGCATACGGGTTTGACTCAGATGCGACGTATGGCGCGGGTGTGGTGTACGACGTCATGTTGTTTGGACTGACGAGCCCGACAACCGCATTAAAGAAGCCGCCATTGTAGGTGCCGAGGCGCGGCGATTTATCTTCAACGATGATCTCGTGACAACTCGCACTGCGCAGCAACGTCCGCCAATTGACCGGATCAGCGGCGGGTGGGTTGGGTTTGCCGACCACGAAAACATCGAACGATGCTGGTCCACCGGTCGCATTCATTCCCTGCGCCAGTGCGAAGCTCACGCCGTTGCCTTGGATCGTTGGCCGGTAGGTGTCGTTGACGCTTTGCGTCAGCGTCATCGTGCCGCCGCTCTTCTTGTTGACCCAGTTATTAACGCCTTGGCCAGCGAGTTGGACCGTCGCCAGATCCGAACTGTCGAACCAAGCGGTGAGGTTTGCGCCGAGATCAGATGGCGACCACAACGGCGTGCCGCCAATCCACTTCTCCCGCAGATATTTCTCCACTGCTTGACGCTCGGCGTCGGAGAGCTTGCGGTTGTACAGAATCACCTCGGCGTATTCGCCATCACCAAACTCGGTAGTGTCGTCATATCCACCGAACCACAAAGCCCCGCCAAGGCCAGAAGCGGCGGTGGTGCTGGATCTCAGCAACGCGCCGTTGGAAAAAAATCTCGCCGATGTTGCTGTCTGATCCGCCGAGTAAAGTTTCCACGCCGTTGTGCCCGGCGTGACGATGTCAGGCGCAAGCCATCCACTGTTGTGGGTCAAGTCAATGCGGTCGCCCCACCAACCAAACAAGACGTTATTCGCTGGTGGCGTACTGAAGAGACGGCCAGTAGTCGCTGACCATTTCCGCGCGACCAAGGCCAGCGTGTATTCCTTATCGACACCTGTCCCAGCAAATCTGAATTTGCCTTGCGTACCAGTCTGCCGAACAACCGGCATGATCGTATTCAACGCGTTGGTGCGAAACACCGGAGCACCAGACCCGAAGAGCGTTGGCTGCGGACCGCTGCCGAGGTTCGTCCACGATGACACCGCCGCGCCGTTCGCCAGCGCCAGCTTTGATGCATCGAGCCAGATCACACACCCGCTGATGCTGGTCGGCACAAATCGCGGCCATGCCTGCGTCGAGCCGACGTACACCTTGGTGGCCTGCCCGGCGCCGATGGCAATCTTGTCGGCGTAGTTGAGCGCGGTCATAACCTACCCGATGATCACGTAGAGCGTTGTCGGGTTGGGCGGCGACAGCGCGTTGTAAGCGGCCTGCGTAATCTGCGTCCATTGCGCGCCCGCTGCGCCCGTGTCGCCTTTGATGCCTTGGATACCCTGCGGCCCCTGCGGTCCTTGCGGTCCCTGCGGTCCGGGCACCGTGGAGTCGGCGCCAGTGTCGCCAGTATCACCCTTGGGGCCTTGGTTTCCCTGATCGCCCTTCTCGCCCGGCGCAGCGACCACCCATTGCGCGCTCGAACCGTCGTTGTAGCGAAAATATAAAATGCCTGACGATGAGCACCACCAGAACTGACCATCGGTCGGCGCTGGCGGTGGCGTATCGCCCACCGACACCACCGCATCGCCCTTGCCGGGCTTGATCTGCATAACCCACTTTTCGCCATCCCACTCGTACGGCGAGAACACCTGTCCAACGATCGGCGCGTCAGGAAAGTTAAAACTCATCCGACTGTCACGCCCTCTGGCGGAATTGGCGGGTTAGCCAAGAACTCGGCGTGCCGTTCCGCTGCGCTCTTGATCTTTGCAGCACGCACCACCGCATCTTTGTCGGCAGGAATGGTCTTGATGTCTGGATCAGCCATCATCCGCGCCATCTCGGTTTCGTAAATCTCATTCATGGCCGCTGCGGCGCGGTTCTTGGCGAAGTTGGTGACCCATTCCACCGGGTCCACCGCCACATACGCCAAGGCCCGCATTTCGTCGTCGGTCAGTGTGATAGTTAGATCAGGCATTATTCTATCCTAATAAAAACCCGCTCCATTGCTGGTACGGCGGGTAAATTCTGTTGAGCGGACTGCCGTTCGAGTACACGGCAGGCTGAACGTAGTCGCCAGCAAACAGCTTGTAGATTTGAGTGACGCTGCCGTCCTCATAGCTGGCGATTGACACGCCGTGGCCGCGCAGACGAAGGTTTGCATTGGCCGTGACAGTGCGACCGGCCTCTGACCCGTTCACGCCGAATAGAGGGTGCCAATAGTAGCTGACACTCGCGCCGTCCTTCAGATAGTGCCCGCCGGTCATCTGAAGGAAATACATGCCATCGACCGGCGCGGTGAAGCGACTGCCACTGTAGCAACCGCCAGCATTCACTCTGATGTTTGTGAACGTCGTTAGAAAATTCCAGCCGTTGGGAAGGCTTACCCAGTCGGCTGCCGCCCCGCGCACGATGAACAGCACCTGATTTGGTCGCACGACATGCCCGGCTGAGAGCAAACGCATCGGCACTCCGGTGTTGATGGTGAGCACCGAACTCGCCTGCGTAAACGTGTTGCCGCCTATGTCGATACCCATCAGAACAACAGATACCCTTCAAATCTACTGTATGCCGGAAGCATGGAAACCGACGCACCGGCATAGTTGTAAAACTGGACGTAGTCGTTGGCCGTCAGCGGTATGCACTCGCAGATGGAATTATCGACGGAATATCCTGCGGTGATGCCGTGGCCCCGTATGCGATACTGCGCCCCCGCTGGCGAAGCTCGACGCGCAGAAGATGACCCGTTAACCCAGAACATCGGGTGGGTATAAGCCCCGGCATCGTTAATAAGCGTGTAGGCGTGAGCAGCAAGCATGTAGACGCCAGTGACAGGCGCGGTGAACACACTGTTAGCGACGTTGTAGCATGTCCCGACATTGACATCGGTTGTGGTGAGGCCGGGGACTACTGCCCACACACTGGTCCCTATAGCGGTCCATGAACCAGAAGTGCCGCCCGCGCGAAACATCGGCTGGCCCAGATTGTAGCGTTGCAGTGTGCCGGTCGGACCCATCTTCATGAGTTGCTTGCCAGCATTGGTAGCGATCAGTCCCGCACTGCTGGAAAGAATGGTGTCGTTAATGTCGATGCCCATCAGCCCACCAGCCAGCCGTCGAAATGCGAGTGTGCGGGATAGCCGCTCATCCCAGCGGCAGAGAAATAGATGTGCACGTCAACGTAATCGCCGACGTTCAAGTAGAGCATCTCTGTCAGATCGCTGTCGAAGGAATAGCCCGCTGGCGTCCAGTAGGCCGAAAATCGGTAGTTCGCTTGGTCCGTGCCGTTGATCCAGAGCATCGGGTGTATGTAGTTGCCAACCACCGCAGAAGGTTTGTAGTGGTAGCAAGTCCAATGAAACAGATACACACCGGCAACCGGCGCGGTGAAACGTCCGCCGGAAAAACCGCCACCGATATTGTACGGGACATGGTTCTGGTAATTCCAGACGGTCCAGCCCGATGGCTGCGCCCACCAGCCGGGATCGGAGGCGTAGCCAGCTTGGAAGCCGATCTGAGTCGGGTATCTGGTGCGGCCCGTGGTGTCGATGGTGAACGCGTCGGATGCACCGGCAATCTTCAAGGCTTGCGCACCACTGACGCCAGCCACCGTGAACGCGCCGCCGATGTCGATGCCCATGCCTCAAGCCTTCTTCGGTGGCGCTGTGACGGGAGCAACCTCGTAGAGCGCGAACTTGTACACCTTGCCGTTCCTGTTGTTGTAGATGAAGAGATCGTCCTCACCTTCAACGATGGTCCAGTCCCCGATGCCGTTGCTGAGTGACAAGTCGGACGTGTAGACCGTGCCCCATCGAAACGTAGCCGAGCCGAGGTTGAGCGTGCCGGTGACAGTTGGAAGCGCGTTGCTTCCGATATTGAGCGCAGTGCCGCCGATCAGTTTTCCCTGCACTGACAAGTTTCCCTGCACCGCCAAGTCGCCGCTTATCGTGTCGCCGCTTTTCAACACGTAGCTCGATGTGTCTACGTTGAGAGCCTTCCACGATGTCCCATTCCACTTCCACTGCGGCACACCCGGCTGTGCTGGCGTTGGGTAGATTTCACCAACCAATGGCGCTGATGGAAAATTGAGGCCCATCTCAATTCTCCGCGAGGAAACAGATGCCGCCAAGGGAGATCCATCCGGCGTTGCCGCCAGTGTGATTCACTTGGCCATCGGTTGTAATATCAATTCGGCATGCGACGTTGGGGCTGGTCTGCACGTTGAGCAGAAGTTGAGCTCCGGGGCGATATCCAGCCGGAAGAATGCAGATGGGATTGGCTGTGCCGTTTTGAACAAGGCCCTTGAGAACAACCAATCCGTTGCCAACCTTGCGATATCCGGCAGGACCATACGGCGCAGCGTAATTCACCCAGCCATTTGAAAAAGGAAGTTGTGTCCATGCGGCGTCGATCAAGCTGGCTTGGGCGGCGTTGATGTTGGCTCGCGCCTGCGTCTGCTGTGGCGCTGTCAGTGTCTGCGTTTCGTATCTCACCGCATTCTGGCTAGACAACCAAACACCGTAGTCTGCATCGTCTATGTAAGACTTGGACTCCGTGCCGATGTTCTGTCGTGCCTGCGTCTGTTGCGACGCTATCAAGCCTTGCGGTGCATCATGACGAACGCGGGTGGAAAGATCGACGGCTGACGGCACCGCCTGCACCCATGCGACACTGTCCGCGTCCCGGAATCGAATATACAGAACGCCTTCCGCTCCACTCCACCACAGCGTTCTGTCTCCTGCTGTAGCGGGCGCAACATCATCGGTAGCGACAGTCATGTCACCGACAGGACCTTGGATGCCTTGAATGCCCTGAATGCCCTGAATACCTTGGACGCCCTGAATGCCCTGCGGCCCCGCCACCGGCATCACCGGGTTGGTGATCACCCATTGCGTGGAGGTGCCGTCATCCAGCCAGACGAAGATGAAGCCCGTCGCCGAGTTGTACCAGAGATCGCCCGGCTTCTCGGCCACGGGCGGCGTGTCGGAGATCGTGACGCTGGCGCCGCCGCTCTCCACGACCGTCCAAGCGCCCATAGAGCGCCCGTAAATCTCGCCGTCCAATGGAGCTTCGTTGTCGCCAAAGTCTCCCGACGGCCCCTGTGGGCCGATCTCGCCCTGCTCTCCCTGTGGTCCCTGTGGCCCCGGCACGGTCGATGCCGGACCTTCAGGGCCGACGTTGCCCTGCAGACCGGTGTCGCCCTTCGGACCCTGCGGCCCCATCAGGCCGGTGTCGCCCTTGTCCCCCTTGTCGCCCTTGAGACCCTGCAGGCCTTGAGAGCCGGTGTCGCCCTTGTCGCCCTTGTCCCCCTTGGGACCGACGACGCCCTGCACGCCTTGGGCGCCCGTGTCGCCCTTCGGTCCCTGCGGTCCCACCGGACCCATGCCGCCGACCGGACCCTGCGGACCGGCGGGACCCATCGAGCCGGGCGGCCCCTGAATGCCCTGCGGACCCTGCGGTCCGGCGTCGCCCTTCTCGCCCTTGGTGCGCACGAGGATCGAGCACGCGGTGTTGTTCGAGAATGATCCGCCGCCCTGCCTGACGAACTGCACCGGCACCGTGAACCAGTCGCCGCCGCCCATCAGCACCGCCGGGCCGGTCATGGTGAATTCTTGGTAGTGCGCGGCGAGCGTCTTTTCCTGAATGATGATCTCGTCGTGAAACTGCGCCGTCGTGAACATCGCGGTCGGATCGAAATTGTCCATCGTCAATCGATCAATGGACAGCATCGTCGCGCTTTGCTGCGTCGCGTTATTCCAGCGAAACTTTCCCGCACCCGGATCGGTGGTGGTCGATTGCACCTGTGTGTCGGCGCGATAGTCGAATGCTGATGACGATGCGCCACCCGGCCCCATAGGCCCCTGTGGCCCCTGCGGCCCGGGCGGTCCCGGGTCGCCCTTCTCGCCGCCACCCTCGCCGATCAGTACACCATCCTCGACGCGCAGCCCGTCACCGATGATCAGAGATTCGGCGGGACCTCTTGCCGGAGAGTACCGCCCGACCAGCGTGTTGGAATCCGCTTCGAGGATGATGTCGTCGTTGTAATTCGAGAAGATGCCCTGCTGTAGCGGGTCGCCTTCCTCATCGGTCGCGAGACGATTGACCAGCCACGCTGCGGGCGGCTCGGGATCGATCGGCAGCGGCTCGGTCGGATCGGTCCGAACGAAGCCGCGCATGCGCACCACCGACTTCGACTTCGGCTTGCGATACAGCGTATCGCCGAAATGCAATTCCTCCTGCTCTCTCGTCAGAGGCTGATCCATTGCCGCGTCACTTCACAACGGGTTCGATCGGCGTCAATTCCCAGTTCGGCGATAGCCTGAATGTCTTGTTGGCGGTCGCGTACCATGTCGTCGTGTAGCCCCCGGAGAACATCGCGGTCTCGATCGCGTTGAAGGAAGCAGCATCCGGGTCAAGGACCGGATGCTGTCGATCTTTTCTTTCAGCGATGTAGCCGCGCTGTAGGTTCATGCAGGCTCGTCCTTCTCGTCGTCGTCATCTTCGTCTTCGTCTTCGTCTTCGTCTTCGTCTTCTTCGGCCTCGTGCTTGGCCTTGGCCTCATCGATGGTCTTCTCGACGTCGTCATCGTCCTGCGACACGTCCGGATCTCGGACCTTGTCCTCGGCAACCCACTGGTCGAGCTTCGCCTTGGTCTTGGCGTCGAGCTCGTAGATGGCGCCTTGGAAATATTCGGTGCCGGTGTCCTCGTCTGTGAAAGTCTCGTTGACAATAAATCGCTTCATTCTTCCCACTCCTCTTCGGCCTCTTCCTGCTCCATCAGCGGAGCAAAGCGTTTATCGCCGAAGGGAATGAAAGCACAACGACAATTTGGATGAGCCGGGATCAGAGCGCGTGCCTCGTCCAACTCGTACGGCCCATCTGCCGCAATGTCTTCGCAGTCCTGACACACGCGGTCGTCGCCTGCGGTGAGCACGTTGACCAGTGTCGGCTCGGGCTCTTCAGGCTCCAGCACCGCCTTGAGCAACTCGCCCGCGATCTCCACCGCGAGACCACCGCCCAATGCTGCAGATCCTTCGGTGAACGCCGTCTCCAGTATCTCTTCTTCGGGCGTCTTCCTGCGCTTGCGTCTGGCCTTGTTCGATGCGGTGCGCTGGCGCCGCTTCGACTTCTTCGATCGCACGTCTAGTAGTACAGCAGCGCCATTAAGCCGAGGATGATGATCAGCCAAACGATTGTGTTGATGAGCATCAGTGTGAGGCAACCATTCTGGTTCGATCCCGACTCGGGTGATCCCCTCTGATTCATACGCGAATAGTTTTCCAGCATTGACCGCGCGCACCACGCCCGTGTTCACCATCAGATGCAAACGCAGTCTCGTGATCTTCTCGATCGTCTTGCGCACCTCGCGCATCAGCGCCTCGGGTGCTTCCTTGACTTCAAGCGAACGAACCACGTGCCGCAACAGCCTGCGGACGGTCTCGCCCGCAATTCCCCGAACCTCAGCCGTGGCCGCGCCCGCATGCAGTCGTGACACCTCGGAAGCGTCAAGGTGTCCAAGCGACGTGCGAAGCTCGGTTTCAACGAGAACGATGCCATGCTCGACAGCCTTCTCGATCAGTTCGTGCGGCCAGTCTACGGGCGCCAGTAGCGTCGCCTCGACCACGTGCCCGATCATACCCTCGGCGCGTGCGAGCTTGTGTGACACGCTCTCCATCCAATTAATGAACGCCACGTGGCTGATGGTCGGCTGATCAGCCTGCCGCAGTCCGGCGACGTCGTGCTCCTGAAATCCCTGCCGCAACCGCTGATAGAGCGCGTGAACACGGCGGTTGACCAGTGTGCGCCCGTGGCGCCGCAGTCCGGCGCTGCGGGTCGGATCGCGGCTGGTCATTTGCCCATGATCTTGTTCGAACGCTCGATCTGTTTCTTCTTGCGATCGGCGTCGTGCTTGCCTTTGTACTTCTCAATCGGATCGAGCCAGTGCGGCAGGCCTTTCTCAAGCTCCATGCCGAGGATGTCGATGTCGATCATCCCGCTCTTGCTTTCCTCTTTCGGCGGCTCTGGTTTCTTTGCCATCACGCAGCGATCTTTCGTTTCTCGAATGTCGGGGCTTCCTCCAGCCACGCATCCCAGCTTTTCCATGCGGTGCCAGCCACCACCACCTCGGCCTCGGAGTGCACGTTGATGCCATAGGCCGGGATCGAGATCGCAGCGGTGCGCGGGATGTGCAAGCGTATCACCACACGACTGTCATCGCTCGACCATTTGTTCGACACCGACGCCTTGACCGAGGTCGATGCGGCGCCGTTGCGCACGATGTTGAGGTTGGTCGCCTTCTGATAGCCGTCAACGATTTCCACCTCGCCTTGCGCCTGCTCGTACTTGTCGCGATCGAGCGCGATGCCGCGATACAGTTCGAGCTCATCGAGATCGGCCTTGTCCAACAGATACTGCGTCGCTTCCCACTTGCCGCGCACATAGGCCTTGATGCCCTCGTAACCACCGATGCTCTTGAAGGTTTGGTCGGCTTCCTTGGCGATCTTCTTCTTGTCGAGCACCACCTTGCCGCCCTTGCCGGTCTTGTCGTTGAGCCGACCACCCAGTTCATCAGCAGTCGCCACTTGCAGCAACAAGCCATCCTCGGATGTCGATGATCCCTTCCACGCTTCCCATA